CGTGGTGTCCGCAGGGGTCATACCCTGGACACCAGTCACGATGTCCCACTCGATCGTGTCAGTGCCAGGACGGGCACCAACAATCGGACACCACGGAGCACCCGTGAACACTGACGTATCGGTCTTGAACTCCCTGATGATTCCCGTGAGAATCGTGTTCTTCAGGGATGGATACTGGTTCGCTGTTCCTGCCATTTGGTTTTCGCCTCCTTCTTGGTACTAGAATGTGTAGATGGCTCCGACTTCGTGACCACCGAGGTCGGTCTTCCATCCTGTGTCAGGTGCGGTCAGGTTCGCAGTGACGAACGAACCGTGGATGTACATGCTCGCAGCCAAGCGAAGGTCGGCTTGGTCTGCGCTGACCGTCGGGTCGTAGTCGTCGACAAGGACGCCGAGGGCTACGCCGATACCAGCGGGTGAGTTCCCGTTGTTGTACGGCTGGTAGAGACCGCTCGAGTCAACCTTACCCATCAGCGTGCCCTTGACGATCTTCGCTGAGACGGCAGTGTCGATCTGGATACCGAACTTCTCGAGTCCAACTGTGGAGGCGAGAATCTCGGTTGGAGTGCTGACCGCTGCGTCGGTGAACCGACCGTATGAAGGACGTGTCATATCGCTTGCGCCTCCTCTCTAGAAGGTTGTGATTTGACCGATCTGGCGAGCACCAAGATCTGTGAGCGCACCAGAGTCGAGAGAAATCAGACTTGCAGTGTTGAACGAACCGTGGAGGTAGATGACTCCCGCAAGAGTCAGATCGTCCTGGTTCGTTCCCTGAACGTACCAGTAGTCAGCAAGGATGCCGACCGCAACCTCTGTCCCGTCAGAAGCGGTGTTGTCGTACGGAGCGAACAACCCACTCGCCGTGACCTTGCCCATGACCAATCCCTTTTTGAGATTGACCTCGACACCACCACTGAGGTTGGTCGCGGACAATGCGGTAACGAGACCAGATCCATCGTTGCCACCAGCGTTGGCAATGGTGACGAGTGATGCTGCCGTCGCATTTCCTTCGACAGCAGCCTTGAGAGCGGTTGCTGTCGTGTTGATTGCGCTTGCAGCACGACCAAGTGAAACGTCGATCAGAGTTCCTGTGACGGTCACTGAGAGCGTAGCCGTCACTCCACCAGGATCGGTGTACTTGATTTGGATGTTGTCAGCACCCATTCCCTCGACAGCGGTGAAGACGAGATCGTTGTTCAAGCCCGTAAGGGCTGTCGTAAGACTGGCGAGTGTTACGCCAGTCTTATTGTCCAACTGGACACCCATCTTCTCCAGACCACGCGTAGAGGCGAGGATCTCAGTCGGAGTGTTGGTCACATCCGACACACGACCATAAGCAGGACGTGTCATGGTTTCGCCTCCTTACTTCCTCTTGTCTTCGGGAATGAACGCAACAACTTCGTCGATGATCTTCTGGTCCGTCGACAGTTCTGGATCGTCGTCGGACTTGGACTCGGTCTTGAATCCGAGATCCTTGACCTGCTCGGCTGAGAGGACGACGACTGCTCCATCAGGAACACCCGCCTCACCCTTCTCCGAGAAGTCAACCTTCGGAATGAGATTCAGGATCTCACGCAACTGAGCCGAGACCGTGCTGCTCTCGTCTGCGGAGAGATGAACCTCAGTGTCTCCAGCCATAAGGATCGGTTCTGCGAGCGAAGCGATCGCGGGCGGAAGACCAGACTCGATCATCGCGGAGAGTTCCGCCTTGACCGCAGCCGCCTCCTTGACCGACGCGCTGTTGTTCAGCGAATCAGTCAGTGTCGCAACCGCTGCCTGTGACTCCTTGAGTGCCGTCTTGGTCTCCTCGAGTTCTGTCGACAGCGTTGCTGTTGCCTCGCTGACAGAAGCATCGACAAGAGCCTTGATTTCCTCTGGGGTCATGCCACTTTCACCACCTTCCTCTTGTTTCGTGTCGGGCGTTGCATCCTCGGAAAGAAAGACCGCCTCGTAGGATTCTCCCGAAAGGGACACTTCCTCAAACGGCTTCATTCCAGGAATCCACGGCTCTGGCGTCCAAGCCACATGCCGCAGAACCGCACCTACGTTCTCTCCTGTATCGTGAAGTTCGTAATCGAACTTGATACCTGCGCTCGCGCCCAATTGCGTCGCCAAGACCGCCTGACGAACAGTGTCGTCGATGGGCTCGATGATTGCGTCAAGACCTTCGTCCGTCTTGACCAGATCCACGATGCGCCCACGAGCCGCCTCCGGATCCTCCGTGTGACTGTTCTTCCTGTCGACCTTGAAGAACGGCACGACATCGATCGTGCCCTTCTTGAAGTTGTTGACGAGTTGGTCGAGTACGTCGTCGGTGACGTTGAGCATCATACCAGGACGATTCGGCCATCGGTAAACCTTGTTACGAGGAAGGATCTGCTTGCGAATCCTTCCATTCTCTTCTGTTGCTAGACCAACATCGCTCACATAGGTCAACTCAGTCATCTTGTACCTCCTTCCATGACTCTACCAGTTCGACCGCGAGCCTGACAACCCCATTGACCTCTTCCACACTCGACAGATCCACAAGATCCAGGTATTCCGAGATCTCGTCTGGGGTAGCGGGAGCGTTCACACCGAGGTCGTTCGACAGTTTTAGTTTGACCCTGCCGAAGAAGTCACGGGCATTGTCACTACGCTTGCGAATGTCCAGAACCTCTGCGGCAGACATGTTCGCCTTGCTGGTGCCCTTGTTGTCGGGGGCTGTCTGCTTCCGAGCGGCTGCAACGGCTTGGTTCGCCCCGCCTGCCTTGTTGCCTGCTCCTGGACCCGCCTTCGCTGCGCCAGTGGCATTCGCCTGAGCCTCGAACTTCTTCATTGCCTGCTCATCTATCTCCTCCTGCGTGCGTGTCGCAGTAGGAGCGTCTTCGTCATTGCGCTCGATGGTGGCAAGGTCAAGTCCGAGTTCCTGGGCAACACGCTTGCCGAGGGCTTCAACGAACTCATCGCTGAGTCTGCTACCGCCACCCTGAACGATAGCCAAGAAGATTGACTCAACGACCTTGCGTACATGGTCGGTCATGTCGGAGAAGACGAACTTGGGAACAATCAGGGGCTTGTCGCCGTAGTTGAGTTTGACCAGAGGAGCAACCACGCTCTCGGTGAACGTGGCGGCAATGTTCTTCATCTCAGCCGTCACCATCGTCAAGAAGAAGTCTGACTGGTCTTGGCTCAGGTTGTAGGTGCCTTGTCCGTTCGTTCCGAGTTGCAGGAAGTGTGCCAAGATCGACATTGCCATCTGAGTAGTGTGATGGTCAATGGATTCGCCTCTGCTACTACCAGATGCGTTCTTTGCCCCGAATTCGGTGAGAGCGATGTCTTTAGGTAGCAGTATGGCGGTATCAAGACCGACCCTCTTGATTTTCTGGAACACCTCGTTCTTCTGCGTTGCCGAGAGTCCACCCATCGTAGGTTGAGCAACACGAATCGGGATAGCAGTGACTTCGTGTGTCTTGTTGTCGATGATGTACAGTTTTCGCAGTGTCTCGTAATGAACGTAGGCAGTACGAAAGTCGGACTCTCCGTACCAGTTGCCGTCCTCCATTCGATGAGTATACCAGAGGAGTTTCTCTCGTGGGATGAAGACAACTTTCCCCTCCGACATGTAGTTGGATTGCTGGAAAGCCCCCACAAGGTTTCCATGGCGGTCGACGACGGGTTTGGTAGTTAGCGGCGACCGTGGAGCGATCTTCCGGATTGCTATCTTGTCGTCGACCGCCTTCCATACGATCTCCATGGGCTTGTAGCCCGACCAGAAGGAAGCGGTCAGTTCGTAGAGAACCTGCTGCATGGGTATTTCCATGCCACCCTCGTAGCCTCCGAGACTGAGGCAATCATTGACGAAGGCGGCTATCTCACCGTCTTTGTCTTCGGGTCCTGGAGACAGGTTCCACTTGGTCGCGAGGATCGGGAGTTGGAGCACCTTTATCATGGCAGCGCAGGTGCCGTTCCCATATCGCATGTCCGAGTAGATCTTGATATCGAGCGGATCGAGCGGGTAAGGAACAGCCTTGTACAGTTCTGCCCAAGTCTCTGTTCCTGGATCTCCTAACTCGACGTCCCAGTCAGGTGGGGTGCGCGAGGCGTCGGGGTCTTCGGTTCCCCCGTACATTTGGTCTTTGACAATCTTCTCGGCTTCTTTAGCACTCGGGGACTTGTAGTAGCCAAGAGTATTGACGACACGCTCCAAGAGCCCTGCCATCTAACTCCTCCAACTCTCTCGCGCAAGATTGACTACAGTATACCACCGAACATGGTTTCAACGTCAATCTCAGACCCAAGCCAGTCATCGCCTGGATCCTGAATGAAGTCGTCTGGGTCAATCTCCGCGCCCTCAAAGACGCCCATAGCGCAGTATCGCTCAGCGTCCATGAGATGGCTTGACCAGTCATGGTACGGAATCTCGATGCCTTCCCGTGGCTGTCCGTCAGGTGCCAGCGGGTAGTGGTAGTTCGTTTTGCACTCAATGTACATCAGACACCGAGAGTGAACGCGGATCTGGCGATTCTGGTGCATGACCCGAATCAAACTGATTCCATCCTGCACCGCTTGCTTCTTGTACTGGACTTGGATTCCATGCCGTGCCAGTTCCTCAATGACCGAAGAGCCAGTTATCTTCTCACGCTGGATACCAGCGATGTCACCGAAGAACACCCAGTCGGACGGATAGTTCCGTTGCAGTTCCCTGATGTATGGAACGAAGTTCTCGATGGGCTGACCGTCCTCCGACATCTCGTAGAACACGTCATACCCACCTATCTCGTTCTTCTGCATCAGCAGGAAGCAGGTCGGGTCGTTGAGTCCCCAGTCCCAACCACAGTAGACTGGACCCTTCTTGATGCTGTAGTCGACCTCTGCGTCGAACTGAACGGTTCCTGGAGCGTCAAGGTCTATATTGAACTCGGGGTACACCAATCCGCTCATTGAGGACGTGTATGACATCTCTAGTTCTCGTGCCACTGCTTCACGCGTCATGGTTCGGGTTATCTTCTCGTACCACGGAGAAGTCAGTTGTCCAGTCTTCTCATTGACCGTGAGTCCCTTAGCGTACTTGGGATTCTGTGACCAATGGAGCCGATGGAACTTGTAGCCAGTGTCAACACCCCGAGAGTGCATTCGCTTTATGCGAGCATAGTGATTGCCCGTGCCGTGCGGAGTGGAGTTGAGAATCTTACCACGCTTGCATGCTTGGTCTACCGCCATAGCGACGGCTTCGCTGTTGGGAACGAAAGCCCACTCATCACACACTGCGAATTTGTAGGTGCCACCACGCCCTGCGTTCGGGTTCGCTGATTCACCTACAAGGAAGGAGTCCATTGCAGGATTGTTGATTTGTAGGAACTTGAATTCGACTGGTGCGTATGCCTTGAGCCAGTCCTCTTGGTGTTCGTAAGCGTAGCGGATCTTTCCGAAAATGCTGTCTCTTGTGGAACGTGCCCCGCCGTCATCCACCTCCTCTTCTTTACGACTGAGATACAGACCTGCGATGTGAGGCCAGAATTCTATCGCCCAAAGCCCCAAGTCAGCCAGGATCCACGACATGCCCATCTGCCGTGATTTCTCCTCGTGAGAGTCATCGATGTAGAAATCACTGCCGTCTGGAGCAAAAGACACGATGTCCCGTATGAGGTTCTCCTGAGCGTTGAAAAGAACCAACGGACACGACCTGTATATGCCGTTCGGCGGGTCAATGTCCGTGATGGTCTCGCATTGCTCTGAGATGAACGTCCAAGGCTCGAATTTGTACTGCTCACGCTTAGCAGCCAAATCCACTGGCAACCCAGAGATCTGGGAAGCCAGTTTCTTGAAGAAGTCCTCTCTATGGTAGGTGATGCCACCAGCCATTCGTTACTCCAGTCTGAAAGGGGGAGGAGATCGCTCACCGTGGGGGGAAGGCAGCGGCGACCTACAACTCCCCCTATTTCTTCTTCTTGACCCGCTTGGGCAGTTTCTTGCCCTTTGGAGTCTTCTTCTCGAACTCAGCGGCGACCTTCGGGTTTGTAGCCCAAAGTTTCGCTCTCTGAGCCTGCGATTTCATGGGCATCTCTACTTCCCCTTCTTCTTGCCCTTCGCGCGACGCTCTGCCTTCTCCTCGCGCTTCTCAGTAGCCTTGGACTCGCGACGTTCGTGCGCCTTGCCCTCTTTATCCCGCTTCGTTGCCATTCAGCATCATCTCCGCTAGAGGAACGATCTCGTCACTTTCCGTGTAGACCACGACCACCCCATAGGAATCGAACCCAACCGCCTTGATTTGGACGAGCGTTGCTGGCGTAGCCCTCCCATCACGAATGAACGCTTGTCCCTCGATGTCCGCCCATTCCACGTCCATGCTCACACCCCATTATCTAGGTTCGAGTTTGGATACGTCAATGCGTGCAAAATCTTCCGCAATCGCGCTAAGAAGTTGCTCATCGGCGACGTGATGCCGAATTATGTACACAACTTGCGCCAAAACCTCCTGAACCTGCCTGAAAGTGACGATTCTGCCCTCTTCCATCTTGTTTTTCTGTGCAACCAACTTCGAAATGGACTCAGCCATCTTCGCGGAGTCACGGGTGAGTTGGAGAAGGGCTTTCTGGTCGGCTGTGCCGCATGGGTCGCCTTTTTCGCCGTATGCGGCGTGCAAGTACTCCCCAAGTCGGATTTGCTGCTTCGTTTTGTCTCTGTAGCGTGCTCGAATGTCCTCAATCATGCGGTTTATGTCGTCCAACCGCATTCTGAGGACGGCGATCTCATCATCTAGCCGCGTAATCTCTGGATCCTCCGCAAGAATGAGGAAATGCTCCAGAGCATTCTCTGAGATGCCTTGACTGTAACGAGCACCAGGAACCCGCTCAGTGACGTGCTTGAATCTCTCATGTGTCTTGCAAGGTCCCGAACCGCGATGGTCAGTTCCTTGTCCTGCCGGATTTTCACAGGGAACCCCCGCTTTTGTCAAGACTCCGCACGTCCCAGGAGTTTGCAACTGGCGTCGGACTGCAAGTTCGGCCTTTCCCGGCTTTCCCACCATTCCTCCCAAAAAGGCTCGGGGTACATTGAAGCAAGCATACGCTCGTGGAGGGAGGACTGTCAAGGTGGAGTGGCGGCGAGTTGGGACGCGAATTTCCAGAAAAAAGCGTAGGCATAGGTCAAACCACTTCTTAGGGGGTCCCTACTTTACTCTTTTTAGACTCGCGCGTAAGAGAGAGATCTCATTCTTATGTTTTTTTAGTAGATATTGTGAAATAGATTGAGATTTATTGAAAATCGGGCTAAAAAATAACCTAGAGGCGTTTTTATACTAGGGGGTACGTCGAAATGAAAAGTAGGACCCCCTTATGAGCAGAACGGGCTATGCCTACGCTTTTTTTACGCGATTTGCAGGGATCGTACGTTGCCTACGCTTTTTTTAGCGGATTTTGCCCCGTTCGTGCCAGTCGATCGGTTTTTGGCTAAAAAGCGAGAAATCGAGATGAAAAGTTCTCGGTATATGCAATTCGTGGGACTGGGTTGGGTAGTGAATGAAATAGTAACTCACTGAAATCGGGCACCCTCCATGCCCGTTGCAAAGCGCGCATGCAAAACTGGTATGCAATAAAACGCATATTGTATGCAAAGTAACGTAACGGTAACGCCCGACCCAAAACGCGTTTTGACCGTTGCACTTCACGCCTGCACGGGCATAATCATTAGTGACGCCCTCACGGGGCGCACGCACGTTGACAAGTGAAGCGTGGCAGGCAGGCAGTGCAGGCGCACTGTTTGACTGATAGGCAGGCACACAATGAAGTATGAAGCGCGTTTGACTGTAGTGAAGGCACTGCACGCACTAGGCAAGGCACTTGTTGACCTACAAGCACTGTTTGACACAACGCCCGTCAACAAGCGCGTGCAGGCAGTGAAGGCGTTTGACAGGGCACTGTTTACGGCATGCGTTGACGCGCATGACGGCAACGCTGATACCGCTATCAGGCAGTGCCGTTTTCACGCCTTCACGTTGCCCTACGTTGACGCTGTAGGGCATGCGTTTGCCGTTGACGGTGGCGCAAAGCGCGGGCAAGTGACGCTACTCACTTGCACTGATACAACGGGCAAGGCGTTTGCCGTTATCACTGCACTTGACGGCAACGCTGCAAGCACAAAGTGCGTTGACACGTTCACGGGCACGCTAGCGTTTGACCGTGCAAAGGCGTGCTACCGTGCAGTGCGTGAGGGCATGCCCTACGTTGTGAAGGCAAAGGGCAAGTTTGCCGTTAGTGACAACGGGGCGCACGTCAACGCTGCACTTGTTACCGTTGCAGCGTATGAAGGCGCAACGGGCAAGGCAAAGCGCACGTTTGACGTGTACCGTGCGCACGGCACAAAGGGCAAGGGCACGGCATACCGTGCAAGTGAGGGCAAGGCACAAAGGCAGTAACAAGGGCAACGCCTGCCACGCTTTACTTGACGGCACGGGGCGCATGCTACACGGCATGCGCCCTTTGCTTTGCCCGTATGCAAACGCATCAATAGCCGATTTTATGCCATAGGAAAATCACTGCACCACGCTGTAGTGCGATAGTGGCACTTGGAAAACGCCCGAAAACTCAAGAGCCGAGGTAGAGGTAGTATTCCCTGTGATTCGGCATGCGGGGGCTTTTAGTCTTCCATGTAGTAATGGCGTCGATACATCTTGCGAACCCGAATATGCAAGAACAAGGTCGCAAAAACTAGTTGCGAAAACGCTTGACATTTGCGATTCTGTGTGCGAGACTTGTCTCGTGGGGTGAACCTTGACACAGCGAATAGGGTGGCTGGGAGCCAACCAGAAGGGTGGCACTCAGAATGAAGTACGAACTCAGAGTCAAGATCGTCGCGGCGATCCGTGCGCTCGCGAAGACCGAACTGGAACTGCTCCAGAAGGTCTTCAACGAGACCAAGGATTCCGCAAGGGATGCAGCCGTCAAGAAGGCATTCCCGAAGCTCTACGCTCACGCGGACGGGAACGTTCGGCAACTGCGGTTCCACGCATTCGCCGATCCGTACGCGAAGGCAGCGGGACACGCGTTCGCGATTGATGGTGGCACGAAGCGTGGGCAGATGACACTCATCACGAGCGTGGACTCCGAAGGTCACGAACTCGCCGTCATCGCAGCCCCCGATGGCTCACCTGAGAAGGTCAAGGTAATCCACACGTTCCACGGGTCGGATCACCTTGAGCGTGCGAAGGCAGCGTACCGAGCCGAGCGCGAAGGTCAGCCGTATGTTCCGAAGACCAAGGGGAAGTTCGCCGTGGATCTCGCTGGTCCCCACGTCAACGCCGCGATGGTGAGCGTGGATTCCTACGAGCGGAGCCGCAACAAGAACGCGTTCCAGGTCTACCGCGCAGGCACGAAGGGCTAACAGAACAACCACTCCCAGCCACCACCCCACACGAGAAGCCGCCTTCGGGCGGCTTTTCATTTATGCAGTCCTACCCGAATACGTCAGAATACTCCCGAAGTCATTCGAATACGTCAGAACATTTTACGAGGTAAATCAGAGGTACATTTTCCCTGTGGATCGACATAAATCGGAGCCATTCTATATATTTCGTAATGACGGAGACATTGGGAGCGAAACAGATCGTAGTGGATATCGCTGGACGGGGTTGGGTAACATCCCCCACCTATCCCATACACCGATGGTCGACTTTTCCCGTACACTCACACGCCGAACCCTACCTGCGGAAACGCGCCGCCCAACCATTACCTACCACGCGCGATAGGAACTTCAATACTCCCATGTACAGAATATATATCTTCTCCCATGCAAAGTAGTTACGAAAAGTGTTGACATACATTATTCGTAGGCGCACACTGGTAGTGTGGCAGGCAACCAGTAGAAGGGAGGTGCATCATGGGAACCACCACCAAGCAGTGGAACAACTTGTGCGACGGGAAGTGTCACCTGTGCGAAGATGAAACCATCGAGCGGTGCGCGAACATGCGTTCCTATCGTTGGGGTAGCCGCGTTCTGCTGGCTATGCACATCATACAGAATGGCACCCCGTTTTCGCAGGTTGAGGAGGGCGGCGATCCCGAGTGCGGTCCGCATGTGTTCGGGCTTCACGGCTTCCGCATGGGCTCGGTCATGGTGATTTTCCCCGTTGACAGTTGGGGATTGCGCTATGAGGATCGCGCGTACATGCTTTCCCGAAAGGCACTGAGGGGCTGGAAGGACAACGGAGATCCAGTCAACTACTATCCGGTCAACAGCGGTGAGTGGGAGTACGATTTCCCGCACAAGACCGCATCGTTTCTGAGCGCGTACCAGCGTCATCTGAACAGGTAAGGGGCGAGGAACATGGGCATGTACATGAAGAACAGGGCGGGGCAGTGGGTTCGGAACCCGTACCAGTCTCCGAACCCGTGGGTGCGTCAGATGGTGATGCGTGAGCCGGAGATCTACTGGCAAATCAAGAACGGCGCACGCTTCACGGATGTGGACTCGGGTGAGAACTGCAAGCCGATCCCGTGCCCGAAGTGTCACCGCCAGATGTGGATGCGTCCTACGGTCGGGAAGTACGCATGCCCCGACTGCGGGTGGATCGCAATGTCCCAGTACACCCCCGAGGATGGCTTTGACGGACATTCCTGTGACGCGTAATCCCAAGGAGGGAACAGCCATGCAGACCGAGTATCAGGTTCGACTGTGCGGGGAGCGCATAGCCACGGAGCGTTCGCTTCGGAGTGCAAGTCGCGTCCGCAACCGCATCATTCGCCACGCGCCGGAACTCATCACCGATGTGGAGATCTTCATCATCATCAACACGAAGAAGGGTGAGAACGATGTCAACTGAGGATCTGGGGTGGGGCGATCCTGGGTATCACCCCGAAGACGCCAACTGCAATCGCCCGTGCGGGGAGGAGCCGTTCGGGTGCCAGCGGTGTGAGTTCTCGGGCAACTTCCACCGCACGGAGTACCACGAACAGGTCAAGATCCGCAAGTACGAAGAGTGCGACGAAGTGTGTGACGAATGCGGTGGTCCGACCGAAGCCATGACGGATTCCCCGCTTGTACACATTCGTTGCAAGGACGACGAGTGCGGGTGGTCTGACGTGTGGGAGGAGGGTCCACGGGATAACGACGATCCGAACTACTACTGACGTTCTGTTGTACACGTTGACAGAATCGGCGCGTACAAATAGTTCTATCGGGCTGACGACGCAAGTCACGAAGGAGGTGTAGAAGTGAGCGGTCCATTCGACTGGGAGCAGGCGGATAAGGCGATCGCCGAGCAACTCCGTAGGCAGGAGCGCACCATCGTTCTTGACGACGGACAGGTTCTGACCGAGGCGATGCAATCCAAGGACGGGAACTGGTGGGTCGGTGACAGCGAATATGATGCAGCGCAAATCATCTGTGTCATTCCGCTGCGCTTGTACGTCAAGAGCAACCGTATCGTAGCAGAGGAGTACTGACATGGGCAAGAAGTTTGTGTTCGGCGATGCCGTTGTGACGACAGAAGGCTCAATCGTCGCGACCACGATCTTCAACATCGATGACGAGGAGGAGGGCACCATCAAGAGTGCCGTCAGCGAACTGGACGGCAGCATCATCCCAGACGACCAGATCGCGTTCTACATCCAAACGTACCAGGAGTTCTACCTGTGCGATCTGGTAGCAGCACTCGGGAAGGATTTCCCCGTGGGGCTTCTCAACTTCGAGGACGCACCCGACTTCATAGAGCGCATTTAGTCGCGAAAGGGGGTTGACACAGAAAACCTCGCGGGGTATGATTCTCGTGTAGGGCAAGGGCAAAGGGCAGAAGGGAGGGTGGCACCATGCTCCGCAATGAGGCGTTGATGGAGCGTGAAACGCTCACAGAGAAAGCGGCACTGGCATTCCTGTGGGTGAACCAGAACATTCCAGTGCTGGACGAGGATCCCTTAGACGAAGCAGACATCGTAGTAGAAGGGGATGAGGACGATGAGGAAGACTGCTGAGGAGATCGGCATCATCGTCATGGTGGTTCTGATGCTTTTCGTCGCAGCGTACACGGGCGCAGAACTGCAACGGCTACGCCTTGAGAACGAGCATCTCAGGGCGGAGTGCGCTATGAAGAACGACGCGATCCGATACCTCAACGATTTAGTGTACGGAGAGTGAGTCAACCGCGATTGCATGTTGACAATGCGTGTTCTGTGTGTTACGCTTGTTGTGTCAGGGCAGGCAACCGAAAAGGGGGTGAATGGAAATGGCGAATCCGAAGCAGGTGGTCGGTGAAAGCGGAGCCTCGTTCGAACTCACGGACGCGGCGGATTGCGGTGCTGAGTTCGTGGCACTGGTCAAGACCGTGAAGCGATCCAACGGCGACAAGGTCAAGCGGTTGGTCTTCAACCGCAAGGATCTCCCGGCGGTCAAGAAAGCCCTCGGAGCGTAGCCCAACGCTCCGTGTGCCTGCCCTAGTGGGGGATGGGTACGCCCGTCCCCCACGCCCTATTTAGAAGGGTGGTGGATAGTGATGGAAGATCTTCTCAAGTCTGAGGTCAAGGGCGTTCTGCTCATGCGTGCCAAGCAGATCGTTGAGCATATCGAGAACGACAGGCTCTGGGACGCGGTGTGGTCATGTTCGGTGTTGACCAGTCACCTCGAAGACCAGGACTTCCTCCGTGCATACGGCAAGATCCTCGTGTACGGAGACAGCATCATGGATCGCTACCTCAAGGATCTCCTCGACCGAAAGCCAATCACCGATCCTGGCAAGTTCGAGGGCGAGACAGAGGCGACCAAGTACATCTGGGAAAGCATCCTCAGCAACGGCACCTGTGAGAATGACTTCTCCCACGAGTCATTCGGGTACTACGCGTTGTGGACACGCAGCGCACGCGATCCGGTCGAGTATCCCGCATACATCATTCACGAAGCCGACAACGGATTCGTGACGGCTACCCACTTCGACAGCCACGAGAAGGCGTATCAGGAGTGGGAGCGAATCTCGGGTGAGTTGAATTCCTGTGACACCTAGAAAGAAACGGTGGCGCAAAGGAAGATTTGTAGAGCCGTGGTCGGCTGATGCGAACCTCATCGGTGGCAACTCAGAACTGCTGTGGGGTGCTGCCGATGAGGTCGCGCAGGAAGCCATGCACATCGCGAACATTCTGAACACGCGTGGGCGCGTGGACAGACACGCTATCGAACGGTCGATGGAAAAGATCGCGAACCACATGGACACCATTGACCACGCTCTGTCGCAAATCGTGGAGGGCATGGGCGACAGCGAAGTAAAGTAGTCACGAAAACCGTTGACATTACGAGTTCCTCGTGCTACGCTTGTTGTAGGCAGGCACCAGCGAGAAGGGTGGTGAGAAAGATGAGCATTGCCGAGAAGTACGGTTTGATTCCAGTCAACCACGTTCTCGATGGCAACGATATAACGTGGGTGGATGACAACAACGAGCGCATCATAGCCGAAGGGCTGCTGACGCGTTCGTGTGTTGTGGGTGTAGAACTGAGCCACAGACTGGACGGTCCAGGGTACTGCGGAGTGACGTACAGCGATGGTCTGTACGCCTATATCGTGGTGCTTCGTGTACATCAGCCGCGCACGGATCTCATGCGGCACACGCACATCACTCTGGAGGACGAACGCAGCACTCGCAAGCACGAACTGACGCAGTGGTGGTGGACGCTAGTGGTGGACGGAACCAAGCAACTCCGCGAGGTTTTCGATGCAGCGCAGCCCCACCCAGATGACGAGGAGGAATGGCGGTGAGTGCTCCAGATCTGGTTCTCATTGAGTTCGGCATGAAACTCCCCGAGTGGGAAGATGCCGTGCCGATGGGAATCGTGGGAGTTGATGCCACTGAGTTCCCCGAGGGCATTGACGAGGTGGAAGCGCAGCACATCGTGTGGGAGACCCTGCTCTGCGATGGCAGGTTCTCGATACTGTCACTGATGCTATTCCATCCGATGGCGAGCATCAGTCTGGACAAGGGAAGGGAGGCACTGCGTTCCTATCAGGCGCAGTGGAACTAGCATGAACGCATCTGAGGCTCTGGACGTGCTGTGCAGGGACACGCACACCGTCTGGCAAACTGAGTATGGGAAGGAGTTGGGTGCTGCGCTTGGACTACCCGAGTCCGCAGTGCCAGTCACCGACTTCCTTCAGATGGAAGCGCACCTGACTGGAAATCCCAAGGGCTACTTCCCGAACGATCCTGACTCGGCAGACCAGACGGGCGTGGCAAGTCTCGAACTTGCCCGTGCTGCCGTTCGGTACTACCACCTTCGCCACTCACGTTCGCTCGGACGTGGGTTCGAGGTGCGTGAGAACTGTGGAATCCTGAGCGCGTACCTGCTCACGAAGTCGGGTGATGATTGCCCGTTCTGCGGTGCCAAGTCAACGATGGAAGTGTATGACGACAGCACCGATGACAACTGGACATTCCACTGCCGCGAGTGCGGCAAGGAAGCGGCTCACAGCGAGGAGGTGAAATCGTGATAATCATAAATCCGGAGGACATTCCTGAGCAGGCGCATCGTGGTGCCCCGCTCAAGAACGACGTGCGTGAGTTCCTCGCCAACAAGAAGGCGCAGGCGGCTATCCTCAAGGAGTACGAGTCCACTGCATCAGCGCGGAGTACGGTCACGCGTCTGAACGCATGGGCGGAGGATGAGGATCTTCCGTTCGAGGCGATGTCCCGCAACGGCGTCGTCTACATACAGAAGGTGTAGGTGGTTCGGTCATGCGTGCGATCGTTGTGTTGAACGATGGCGAGACGTGGACGAATGCAGATGGTTGCGCCATCGTCGTAGTCAGCGAAGCCCAGATGGACGCGCTCTACACAGGAGTCACGCCCAAGGATCTCGGTCTGGAGCCGTTTGCAACGCTCCGACTGAGTGAGGAGGAAGGTCGGCTCAATAACCTGAAGATCGGGGGTGTGTGATGCAGAGGCACACGTTCACCATCGTCGTGCTCTCTGAGTACAGCGAGGAGGACACTGCTGACGACATCGTGCAGTGTCTGAACAGCCAGGAGTTCGACCTGCAATCGTGCGACCACGTCCAGACCGAGGAGGGTGACATAACTCCGGAAGGAGAGTTCGTTCCCGATGCCTGAGAAATGGTTCGTCTCACGCCAGCGATACTGGCCGGATGGGACAACCGTGGTCGAGGTCGCCTTCGGTGGGCTTGACTACGCCAATCCGGACATGCTCGTACCTCGCTATGAGAATCTCGGCGAGGCGTTCGAGTACGACAACGCCTACGATGCTGTGAAGGCAGCAATCCGTGTCCGCGAGATGTGGAGGGGTGATGTGGGCGAAGAGGGTGGCGCATCAGAGATCCAGATAGCCATCGGTTGCACGATGGGATTTACGCTGCCCTTCGAACCTGACGGCAGGAACGATGAGGCTATCCTTGAGTGGGCACAGAAGCGCGACTCCATTGCGCGTGATGCAGAAGACGCTGACAGCGAGGAACTGGAAGCCGCCAGCGAGATGCTCAACGGATGGGACGCATGGGACGTGAAGATCTGGGGTGGTTAGTCGCGAAAAGTGTTGACAACGACTCTTCTGTGTGCTACGCTTGTTGTGTGGTAAAGCGGCAGGCGAAAGGGGTGTATCCAGTGACGCAGGGCATATTCGTCAAGGGCAGGCGTCCCGCAACGAAGAAGCAAATCAAGGAGCAGGTCGCTGAAGATCCGTCGCGCGTCTCTCTCGAGGCGACTAGCATGTTCGGCAATGAGTACGACGGTCCCGTGACCGAGGCTCCCGACGGCACCTACACGTTCGTCGGTCCCGACCCGTACAACAAGCGGACGTTCTACGGCAACATCAAGAAGGCAGGCGAGACGATCCGCGTGACGTAGGCGATACGCGGGGTCGGGGGCTTTCTACCCTTCTCTCCCGACCCCGCTATTGCAACCGAAGGGTAGTTGACAAGCCGAGTTCCGTGTGCTATGCTTGCCGTAGGCAAGGCAGGCAACCGAACTTTGACAATCGTAAAGGGTTCACCATCTCGTCAAACCGACCCCACGGTAACGCGGAAAGCCAGTCGTCCCTGTCACTTCGCACCGCCTCTACTTCCAGCCATGGATGCGAAGCACGCATACGGACGGAGTTTCACACGAATCCTGAGCCGTGGAGTAAAATGGGTTTCGCCTGCAACCGATCGCGGGCAAGCCCTCCTGAGCGTTGCAACGCAAGGGTTTCTCGAGTGGGTGCTCCCGTCGGGATGGAGCATGGACGGGGTGGTGAATCCTTTACGGTTGTCAGGGTTCAGAGAAGGGTGGTGAGCAAGGTGAGGATCGACCTCGAACGACTGGGCAAGTACCCCGATGGGTGCAACACCTATCCGTCGGGCATGTCCACTCGCGTAAACGAGATCGAGCGTGCTGGCAAGGAAGTTGCACTTGACAATCCTTCGCAGTACGCTCGTGACGTTGCGAACCGTGAGTGGTACGACAAGGTGGAAGCCGCCTACAAGGTCATCTCGCAGGACGTGAACGGGAACGGCGGTTTGGCTCTTGCTCGTATATTCGCAGACGAGCACCCCGAACTCCAGCACATGACGCTCGATGCGTTGCGTGCTGGCATGCTCCTCCGTCACCCCGAACTCCTCAAGTACATGGACGGCAAGATAGACGCGATCCGTCGGTCACACATTGACGGGCGCGTCCGTGTGCGTGACGCAGAGTTCGTAGTGCAGCGCGACATCCGTTGGGAGGACTGATGGACAAGCAGGTCGAGATAATCATCAAGACGGCAGCGCAGTCCGACACCGACTGGCTGAGTGCGAAGACGGTCGTGTGCCTCGCGCAGGACATGAAGAACGCGAACTCTGACACCGCCATGGACGAGGAGTTCGATGACCTGTGCGACGAGGTCATCGTGAGGTACTCCAAGTGAGTTACTCCAACTACCAACAGATCCGTGACCACCTGATAGAGAACGAGCCGTTCGAGGGCAACACCATGCGAGCGACTCTGGAGGACGGCGTGTATCGCGTGTATTCGTACACGACCGTCATCTACAAGGAGTTGCCTGACGGAAGGTGCATCTTCAATCAGGACAAGTATTCCCGCACCACGACCAAGCATCAGAACCTTGTGTGGTCGGTCAAGCACTCCAAGATTGAGAAGAGTTTCAAGGGCTTCCTCGTTCGCAAGTTTCTTGATAGTGAGAGAAGGAAATCCGGTGAGTAGACTTATCTGTAGTGGGTGCAACGCCGAGGTCAGCGAAGACGAAGTTGCCGAGGTTGACGGAAGGCTCGTACACATCGTGCAGGAGGCTGACCACGACGGTCCTGGGAGCGACATTCGCTCATGGTACATGACGAACGTGACTTGTGGCGAAGTCAGAAGGGAGGGGCAAGATAGTATGGAATAGAGGTTGACAATGCGTCGTCCTCGTGCTATGCTTGTTTCACTGAAAGCGGCAGGCAGACCCCGACACACAATCCTCAACTGCCTAGCCACGAGTCCCTAGAAAGGGGGATGGATTCCATGGCAACACGCACCACGAAGGCAAAGCCCACGAAGGCTGCGCCGAAAAAGGCTGCTCCGAAGGAAGAGTCGGAGAAGCGGATCGTGGGGTCGGCTCTGCTTGACCCCAAGTCCCGGGAGTTCAAGGAACTGTCGGAGCGTCGGCAGGCGTGGATCCTTCGCTGGGCGGACATCGCTCCGCACATGAAGAACGTCCACCGCATCCTCGAGCACAACAAGGGTCTGTTCTGGATCTTCACCACCGAGGGACTTTATCAGGTCGGGCGCATGTCCGCCTCTGGCAAGTCCTTCAACGTGGAGTTCGAGAGCGAGTCCCGCGACGAGTCGTACGAGTACTACACTGGCGAGCGCAGCGGCTCGTACGGCAAGGAGGCTGCGCCTGCGAAGGCGAAGGCTCCTGCGAAGGCGAAGGCGACCACCAAGAAGGCGGCTCCTGCAAAGGCGAAGACCCGCAAGGTCAAGCCAGCGGTGGAAGTCGACGACGAACTCGAGGACATGCTCGACTAGCAGATCCTCGGTTGACCCCGAAGCACCCCGCTACTGCTCGCAGTGGCGGGGTGCTGCATATAGAGGAGTGACGCGATGAGAGTTCTGTGGCACTACCGCAACCGCATTCGCGTCGAGGTGGCACTCGAGCATGAGTTCCAGGTAGCCCTCGGCTTCCAGTACACCTACCGTGGCGAAACCTTTCCGTGGACGCTCACCTTCTACTTCATCTGCTTCCGGATCGTCCTATGCGGTTCCCTTGATAAGGAGATGAAAAGTCGGCGTGCATTATACGACAATGAGGGTGACGACGAATTCCGCGAAGCAGAGTGGAGGTAACATGCGCTACATCGAGTCGTTCCTCAACTGGCTCGTACATGCGATCTTCACAGGCGGCTGGTGGAAGATATGAGCGCACCGAAGCGAGCATTTGTCGTGAATCTCAAGACGGGCATGGTTGGCAACTGCCCGAGATTTGACAAGGAGATGGACGCGAACCTGTGTGTTCAGAAGTGTCGCTACTGTGAGGGGCAGAACAAGTCGGTGTTCTTTGACCGAATGGATCCCAAGACTCGCAAAGCGGTCACGCATTTGAGAATCATCCACTGCTCGTATGATTACCACGGGGGAGAAAGATGAAAATCGAGTGCCCGGATTGCTATGGCACTGGACAGGCAGGCATGCTCGCTAGAAACGTCAGTGATTGCCTGTGGAGGAGCGACCCGAAGTGCCCGACGTGCAAGGGTCGTGGTCGCATCAAGGCGAAGGGACATTCCAGTGGGGATGGGCGTACAAAACGAAATAGTGCGCGATAACATCGTGCAGCATTGCCCCCGACTGGGTACGGAACTGTCGGCGAACAAATGTGTCAAATATTGTAAGTTTTGTCGGGGATATCTGTTGAGCGTATCATTCAGGATTTTTGGATCTGATGATACGAAAAAGGAAATATACACGGTGGTTTGCGACTACCCCCACCTCCGTGAGTTTCCAAAACACGACGTCGCGAAGCCCTGACCTGCGGTGGCGAGAAATAAAAATAAACATAGCACTGGTTCTACGCATAAGGGGGTGGGTCAAAATAACTTCGGAACAACTCTATCTCTCGCGCGAAACTCAAAGAGTATTCAGGGGTATACCCCTATGAGCGGTTCCGGCTAGGGTGTGTGTTTTTTATTCGCCGTCGCTTGACATTTCAGATTCCGTGTGGTACAGTTAGGTGATGGCAGGCAACCAGAGAAAGGGGGTGAAGCGGTGGCAGAAAAGTCGGACGGACTCAACCATCTTCTTGACCTTGCTAACAAGCGTTCGCGTTATGCTGCGAGGACTGAGTTCCCACCAGCAATCGTAAAGTTTGGCAAGCGCGTCGAGGAGATACTCCTCTCCCGTGGCGTAGAGATTACACTCAAACGCTACAGGCAGGAATTCATCAACTACGGAGTGGGCAAGGTTGGATTCCACCCATACGTTGAGAAGATCGTTCCCGAGATACACACTGAGGATGAATTCGTGAACCTCCTGAGTGTCCTGGGATACGACGTTGTCGATGAGGAGGAACTCGAGGTGGATCTCCGAGTCCTAGTGTGTGGGTCACGCGACTGGGAAGATGGTACGTTCATGCTCAAGCATCTTCGCCAGTTACCAAAGGGCACCACAATCATCGAGGGTGCTGCTCCTGGAGCAGATACTCTCGCCGCTCTGTATGCCAAGCAACTCGGGTTTGAGATCGATGAGTACCCTGCGAATTGGGGCAAGTACCATCGGGCAGCGGGACCGATTCGCAACAAGCAAATGCTCGAGGAAGGTCAGCCCGATGTTGTGCTGGCGTTTCACGAAGACATTGCCGAGAGCAAGGGCACTCGCGACATGTGCATACAGGCAAAGAAGGCAGGAATCCCCGTGAAGATACTGAGCGGGGCGAAGCAGGTTGATATCGCATCTTGGTTGGAGGAGGTGATAGAGTATGAGTGAGAAGACGTACAGGGTAATGGACTCTGCGACACTGGTTCGTCTGACACAGAAGGCGGCGAAGCAACGGTACAACAAGTACCCGAGCATGGAGTTCCTCAAGCGTGACCTAGACCCTAGCGGTCGCCATCTTGTCACGTTCCACATGCTTCACAACGACGGACCCGAGATCCGAACAGTCCTCATGGTCAAGGTCAAGGAGACCATGCAGCCCGTGGAGGTAGCACTCGACATGGACATCTCGGACTTCAACAAACTCGAGGAGGTCATGGTCGAAAAGTGAACATAGTGCCGAAGGTGGCACTGACGGACGACGGGTACTATGTTCTCAAGATACCAAAGCGGTACGAGTCAGGAAAGCGGGAGTTGAGAAGAGAATTCCCAAACGCGGTGTACGACGAAGAGGCGGGTGGGTTCATCCTTTATGCCGACACAGATGCCACAATCGCTATCAAGCGTAAGTTGCCGAAGGCAAGGTGGGAGACTCGTAAGGTCGGCATACTCAGGAGGAACCAGCACAAGCGGTTCACGGAGGAGCAAGTGAAGCCGAGTCCGGAAGGTCAGGACAAGAAGGTCAAGAACGGGCTGTACCGATTTCAGGTCACAGGCGTTGACTTCCTCGTTGCTCACGAGACCGCGCTTCTTGCAGACGACATGGGTCTTGGGAAAACTATCCAGTCCGTCGTTGCTGCTCAACGAGTGGCATCAAACGGCAGGAAACTCGTCATTGTCCCTAACACGCTCGTGGAAAACTGGCTGGACGAGATTGAGGCGTGGACACCTGATGATGGTCAAGCGATATACTCCATCGGTGGTGGCACACCCAAGTCCAAGAGACTCGATATCATCGAGCAGGTTGCCAACGACGATGCCTGCTGGTTCGTTGTGTCGTGGGAAGTCATGCGCCTGCATGCTACTCCACAAAACAAGTCCAAGATGCAGACCGACCAAGCACTCATGGGAATCCCGTTCGCTGTTGTGATTGCTGACGAGGCGCACAGGATGAAGAACCGCAAATCCGTACAGGCGCAGGCAATCAAGCGAATCCCTGCTGGTCGGAAGTACGCGCTCACTGGTACTCCCGTGATGAACCGCCCCGACGAACTGTGGTCAATGCTCAACTGGATGGAACCGAAGAACTTCCGTTCATACTGGGACTTCTTCGAGAACTACGTTGACTACTACGACGGGTACTTTGGAAAAATCATCAAGGGGTCAAAGAACGTAGACCAACTCGCACGGCTTCTCAGTACACGCATGCTGCGTCGTACAAAGCCCGAAGTGTTCAGGGAACTGCCTGACAAGACATACAAGACCATCTATGTCCCTCTTAGCAAGGCACAGCAGAAGGCGTATGACGAACTCGCTGAGTTCCTCATCACTCAACTCCAAGACGGCGAGATTGTCACGGCTGCTGCCGTCCTTGCCAAGATTACACGGCTCAAGCAGATATGCGTGAGCCTCGGTCTGCTCAGTGATGGTGTGTCAGACTCTGCAAAGATCGACGCACTCATGGAACTGATGGACGACACGGGTGGGAAGGTTGTCGTGTTCAGCCAGTTCGCTAAGGCAATCGGTCTGGTGCATGAGCGTCTGAAGAAGGCGAAGGTTCCACACGTCGTTATGACGGGGAAGGCAGCACTCACATGGGACGGAGAGTCGGCTCGTGTGACTCGTGGAGAACTGGTCAAGGCGTTCCAGAAGCAAAAGAAGTACCGAGTGTTCCTTGGCACGACGCAAGCGGGAGGCGTGGGTATCACTCTGACAGCAGCCAACACTGTTGTCTTCCTTGACAAGATGTGGACACCCGCTGACCAAGTGCAGGCGGAAGACAGGCTGCATCGTATCGGGCAGAAGGACAATGTGTACGTTGTGAATCTGCTGACGAGAGGCACTGTCGAGGAGCACATTGAGCGCACTCTGAACCGCAAACAGAGCATGATTCAGGAGATAATGGACAAGGCGACTAGGACATCTGATGTTCATGGAATGGCTAGTCTCCTTCGGCGTACTGCTTGACAAAGAGTTTCTGTTGTGCTATGCTGACCGTGGCTGGCAACCCATTAGAGTTCCGGGTAAAGCGGGGTTACGCTCCCTGCCTCCGAGGTTGCCTGCCGCACGAGGTTGAGCGACCCGCTTTAGGGAAAGTGGGTCGGAGTGGAGCCACCCTTCCTCCGACCCCCTTCCCGACCATTTGGAGGGGACATGGCAGGCAAGCCCGAAATCCATACTACCGAACTCAAGACGTTCAAGCGTTGTCGTCGCAAGTGGGCTATCGGAGAACTCGCAGCCCTACAGCCACAAAAGCGGAACATGAATTTCCTCTTGGGCACTGCTGTTCACTCCGCACTAGAAGAGTGGAGTGCAACTGGCGACGAGGAAGCCATGCTAGATGCCTTTCTCGTCGCTGTGGACAACGACACAAGAGATCTCAGAGAGCAGACTCCGTGGTTATACGCGGAACAGGAAGCGGATATCATCGAGGCTGTGGAACTGGGACGTGAGATGGTGACGGGATACATCAAGCACTGGTATCCCGAGACGTTCACAGTGCTACGAGCAGGCGGCAAGCCACTTCTCGAGGTGGCTTTTTCTATGCCGATCCTCACGCCTGACGGCAAGCCCACGGGATACACCTACGCTGGAAAGATGGACGGCGTGGTGAAGGACGAGTACGGCATCTGGATACTCGAGCGCAAGACCACCAGCAACACGAACGCTGAGTACCTACGACTCGACGACCAGAACGTGATGTACCTCGCCTATGCCCAGAAGATGTGGCCGAAGATTGTACCGCATCTCCGTGGTGTCTACTACGACTTCCTTCGCAAGCAGCGTCCTGGTCCGAGAGTCAAGTCACCACTGTTCTTCCGAGAGCGTGTGTACCGCAACCAGCACGAGATCGACTACGCCATGGAGCACGTCTACTACGTCGTGCAGGATATGATTCGAGTGGCAAAGGATCCAGACAACCTTGCGTATCCCAGTCCTACGAAGGACTGTTCATGGGACTGTCCGTACAAGCAACTCTGCAAGGCAATGAATGACGGAACTGATGTTGACACGATTGTTGAGGCAGGGTTTGTCATCCTGTCAGAAGGTCGCAACGGTTGGGTCAGTGATTGGTTCCCGAAGGGGCGCGTCTGATGCCCGTAGGTCTTCGCACAGCGAGGGCGAAGAAGCACATTGACGCACTGCGCCAGTCGGTAGCAGACGCATACGCCAATGGAAAGATAGCGGAGTGCAGAATGAAGATTCTGCTAGGGTTACTCAACTCGTTTGAGAGGGAGGCATTCCTTCCATGGAGGCGGGTTGAGGAAGAGATGAACGCTGAGCGTGAGTACGAAAAAAGTTGACACGGAACGGCGGCAGTGCTACGCTTTGATTGTGGCAGGCAAACCACTTGGAGGCGACAATGGCTCTGGATATCAAGAGTGCTAAGAACATCAGCCAAGACGCTCGACTCAAGATGCTGGTCTATGGCGATTCAGGGGTTGGGAAGACCGTTTTCGCAAGCGGTTTCCCCAAGCCCTTTGTCATTGCCAGCGAGGAAGGGTTGCTGAGCGTTGCAGGGCAGGACGTGGATTACGTCAGCATCACGAGTTGGGCGCAGTTGGAAGAGATCTACCTGCACCTGCTCAAGACCGAGTCCAAGAAGACATACCAGTCCGTAGTCGTGGACTCATTCACCACACTCCAGCAACTTGCTCTCGCCTATGTGCTGGAGCAGAATGGCAGGCAGTTCCCCGAGCAGCGCGACTGGGGTATGCTGCTCGAACTCATGCGTCGCTTCATGCGGCAGATGGCTGACCTGCCGTACCATATCGTATTCATCTGCCTCTCGGGTACAGAGAAGGACGACCTCACGGGCATCGTGCGTGAGAAGCCTTCTATCGTTGGTCGCATGGCGGCGGAGGCACCCGCCTATGTGGATGTCGTTATGCACTTGACCGTGGAGATGAACCGGAAAGGGGGCGAGGTATCGGTCACGCGTTTTGGGATCTTCCAGCCGAGCAGTAGGGCAGTCGCTAAGGATAGGAGCGGTAGACTCCCAACCGTGATGAAAGAGCCAACGGCTTCCAAGGTCATTGCGAAGGTTCGCGGTGACGTTGTGGAGAAGCCACCCGTTCGTCGTCGTAGAAGCACCACTACCAAGTAGGGAGGAAGTACATGGCAGCACCAAAACTTCCGAAGCGTCTCTCGCTAAGTGACGTTGAGTCCAGCAGCGAGCGAGTGATGCCCGGAACCTACCACGCTCGTGTGTCAGAGATGGAGCCGAAACTCAACAAGGCAGGCGACGGCTACTACTTCAACGCCGATCTCGTTATCATCAGCGAGGGTCCTGCCAAGAACCGCCACGTCTGGGAGATCCTTCCCCTCAAGCAAGCCGCCCTCTGGAAACTCAAGGGCTTCCTCGTTGCATGCGGCGTAGACCCTGACGCCGACATTGACACCGAGGAGATCCCGGAGTTGTGCAAGGGCGAGGTCGTCGACATCGTCGTTGGCGAAGAGGAGTACAACGGCGAGATGCGCCCCATCATCCGTCGGGTCAAGCCGTCCACCATGCCCACCCTCGAAGACCTCGCCGATGAGGAAGAGGAAGAAGCAGAGGACGAGGACGAGGACGAGGCTGAGGAGGGCGAGTGGGATCTCGAGTCCCTCAGTGACCTGTCCCTCAAGGAACTCCGTGAGGTTGCCAAGGAAGCGGAGGTCTACGAGAAGGGCATGAGCAAGGACGACCTCATTGCCGCGATTCTGGGTGAGGACGAGGACGAAGAGGACGAGGATGAGGACGACGAAGAGGATGAGGACGAGGATCCTTTCGCCGATGACGAGGATGAGGAAGAGGAGCCTGCGCCCAAGAAGCGCAAGGTGGCTCGCAAGTAATCTCATCTGAACGTGCAGGGTGGGCAGATTCACCTGTCCACCCTGTACCTCATTCTCGAAAGGAACTCCAGTTGAAGCCCGAACGTATCAGGGAGTTCTATGAGCGGGAAATGGGGGTGAAACTCCCCGCCCCCAATGCGGTTGGCGAAGTGTCCGTACCGTGCCCGTTCCATAGTGACACGAAGCCGTCAATGTCGGTCAATGTTGACAGCGGCATGTGGAAGTGTTTCACATGCGATATTGGCGGTAGTGTGTATGACTTCTATATGGAATCGCATGGGGTGGATTTCACCACTGCGAAGTCAGCAGTGGACAAGGGTGATTTCCTACCCACCATATCAGACGAACTCGTTGAGGAATGGCACGAGGCACTTCTTGATACGCCTCGCATCCTCAACTGGCTTGAGAAGAATCGTGGCATCACGGTCAAGACCGTGACCAAGTATCAACTCGGCTGGGACGGCGAGCGTATCACCATTCCGATACGAGACATCGCTAGTAGAGTGGTGAACGTCAGGCGGTACAAGCCGAACTCTGGCACTGGAAACAAGGTCGTATCCTATGGCGCAGGGTACGGCTCTGCTCGTTTATTCCCGATGAACAACCTAGACAAGAAGAGTATCGTCATACTAGAGGGTGAGATGGACACTCTGCTAGGTGACGAACTCGGGTTGCCCGTGGTGACTTCCACGGGTGGTGCAGGCACATGGAAACAATCGTGGAACAAGTGGTTTGCTGGCAAGAACGTGTTCATCGTCTACGACATAGACGAGACGGGCAAGAAGGGTGCGCTCAAGATAGCGCGTCAGTTGTCGAAGGTTGCCAAGACTCTCAAGGTGGTAGAACTCCCAATCAGCACACCTGAGAACGGTGACTTCACCGACTACATTCTTGGGCATGGCAACACGCAGATGGACTTCAAGGTTTTGTTGAAAGGGACGCCGAAATTTGGCGCGGAGAGAAAAATTGCCAGTAGCGTTGACGAGGCACCTATCGAACTCCATCTGAGCCAAGCGTCACATGAGGAATACTTCAACAGGCATATCGGGATGAACGTGATTGTGGCGGGGAAAGACCTAGCACCATTCCTCGTACCACGCAGGATAGCGTTCACCTGCTCGATGGACAACGGAAAGCGATGTCAAATCTGTGCGCTGATGGGGTCAATGGGTTCGTTCAATCTTGAGATAGACTCGCTCGACCCCATACTCCTGGAGTTGATTGACTGTCCATCTGGCACGCAAAAGGGAATCCTCAAGCAACTCTCTGGCATACACAATGATTGCAAGATCTTCGAGTACGAGATAACTGATGCGTACAACATCGAAGAAGTGTACATCATGCCAGAGATAGATTTCTCAAGCGTTGATACGGAGTACGTTATCAGGCGAGCGTTCTACGTTGGTCACGGCATACGGACAAATCAGTCGTACTACATGACTGGTATCACCGTGCCCGAACCGCACCGCCAGTACGCAACGCATCTGATAAACTCCGCAGTGCCAGTGAAGGACGACGTTTCCACCTTTGAGGTCACTGAAGAAGTCCGCAGTTTACTAGAGGTCTTCCATCCTGATGCTGGTCAGACGGTGTCTGACAAGATGGACGAGATTGCGGGGGACTTCACCTACAACGTCACGCACATCTACGGGCGCGAAGACCTCATAACAGCGATTGACCTTGTGTATCATAGTGTCATCGCCTTCGACTTCCAGAGCAAGCGTATCACTAAGGGTTGGAACGAACTGTGCGTGGTCGGTGACACGCGTACCGGAAAGTCTGAAACGATGCTGATGCTTATGCAGCACTACCGCATGGGCGAATTCATCACGGGTGAGAACACTTCGTTTGCTGGTCTGGTCGGTGGCATGCAGCAGAATCAAAAGAGGTGGAGTATCACATGGGGCAAGATTCCGCTGAGCGACAGACGGCTGGTGGCGATAGACGAGTGTGGTGCTTTGCCGGAAGAGACTATCCAACGGATGTCAGGTATCAGGTCTTCTGGTGTAGCGGAGATTACCAAGATACAGACGGAGAAGACTCACGCACGAACCCGCCTGATATTCATGGGGAATCCTCGCAATGGCAAGAGCCTATCGTCATACGCTTTCGGGGTGAACGCCTTGAGGGAGTTGATTGGTGCTCCCGAAGACATTGCCCGTTTCGATTTAGCGGTAGCATGCTCGAGCAGTGACGTTCCAATCAACATCATCAACGCGGAGTTCGACTCGCACAATAGGGTTGCACACACATACAATGGCGAAGCGTGTACGATGCTAATTCGGTGGGTATGGTCACGCAAGCCCGAGCAGGTCACATTCTCTAGGGGCGTAGAGGCTGAGATACTTCGACTGGCAACTGAGCAGGGCAAGGTCTACTCCAATCGTGTACCGTTGATTGAGGCAGCGAACCAGCGTATCAAGATCGCGAAACTTGCGGTGGCGGTAGCGGCTCGTCTACATAGCACTGACAAGACGGGCGAACTCATCGTGGTGAAGAAGGAGCATGTCTCCTTTGTTGGTGAGTTCCTCGATAGACTGTACAAGAGCAAGACTCTCGGGTATCACGAGTTCTCACGTCAACAGATACAGAACGTCAGTATTGCCGACGAGCATCGTGACGCAGTGTACAAGATGATGAAGGCAGAACCAGAACTTGCCAACATCTTCCTGACCTACTCACATGTACGCATCGTGGACATTATCGACATGCTTGACTGTGAGCGTGAGGAAGCGAAGCACTACTTGAAGGAACTTGTAAAGTCCAAGATGCTGTTCAAGACGCAGAACGGATTTATGAAGTCTCCTGCGTTCACCGAGATACTCCGTGAGATACAGTCTGAGATGATTGGAGAGAACGATGACTGAGGAAGACGTTCGCTGGTCTCCGTGGCAGGTGGTGCAGGCGAGTGACCCGCAGATACTCATTCGTGAGTCTCGCCCTCGCATCAAGCCAGCCGCGCAGTGTCCCAAGTACGACAGGGTGTATCGCCCAATGAAGGTTGACTACGAAGGGGCGTGCAAGAACTACGACTACACCGACAGACGATGTGTGTATTGCACCGCTCACATGATGAGCCTGCGATACCACAACATTCCGATAGACGTCCGTGTCCAATGCGACAACATCATGGGGTGGTGAGAAGATGAGGTCATTTCTGGTTGCCCTGCTGTGTGCAGTGCCAACGGGATTCCTGCTGGCAGATTACATTCTGTACCACGAAATCAAGTGGTGGCTGTTCCTGATATGGATAGTTATCATGTCGTTCGGGATCGCCGTCACGCTATCCGAGGACAAGAAGTGAACAAATTCGTAATCATAGGTTCTGGCATGGCAGGTCTGCTCGCTCGTAAGGCGGTGGCAGACTCAGTGCCAGACGCAAGGGTGTCCATCGTGACTACCACTGTACCCCGAGAGTTGTCATGGAGGAGTGTGAACGGCATACACGTTCTTCACGACAACTGTGGTCTACCCCTTGACGAGATGCTGGTTACGAACTTGGTTGTACTGCCGATGATTGACAAGCCCCAGATGCTCGCATCACTCAGCGGGTGGGAGCGCAAGATGGCGAATGGCACCTATGGACAGAAGGTGTACGGGAGTCGTAAGGCAACGACCAGCATCACTCGCATGCCCGGAGTCATCGAGGGCTACGACTATGTGCAGGCATACAACCAACTCTTGAGGGAGTTTAGCGACGAAATCAAAGTGACCAAGCCAGTCTACGAGGACTACTTCCACAAACTGGCTGACACGAATACATTCGTCATACTTGCAATCCCTCGCTACCACGTTACTCCGAAGTGGGTGAGTCACCCGTTCTCAATCGTGTTCTTCGCACCTGCCCCGCCTATAGGGTTCGAAGACCCAGAGATGGGTGGCGACAACTTCGTTGTGTACAACGCTGACCCCGCAGAGATCTGGTCTCGCACGTCTAGGGTGATGATGGGTGGTGTGGAGAACTGGACTACAGAGTACTCCAAAGCCCCTCAGTATCCTGTGCCAGGACTTCGGCAGGTTGAGAAAGTCATTGACGGTGACGAGTTCGCCCTGCCTGAGAACGTGATACCAGTCGGTCGGTATGGCAAGTGGCGTTCGGGAGTGCTGGCGCACGACGCCTACTGGACAGTCATTGAGGAGATGAGGATTCGTGGGCTGGCTTCTGTGTAAACTCCACTGGCATAGGTGGCAGTATGGAGTTGACTACATCAGGGCAGAGGACGGAGTCATCGTATATATCATGCGCCTATGCGCTCGCTGTGGACGACTCGAGGAAGTTCCCAGCATCAAGACCGTGAAAGGAGGATTCGTCCGTGGACAAGTGGGAGGAGATGTATTCTCGCCAAAATGATTTCCAGGAATCTGTCGGCATGAATGATGATGCCTCGGCAGAGACCAAGGAACTCGTACTGCATGTGTTGAGTGAGTGCGACGAACTGCTGCGTGAGTTCGCCTGGAAAGCCAAGCGTCGGCAGAACATCACGCCAATCAGGAGCAACGTACTGACCCAGATAATCGACATCTTCAAGTTGGTCGTGTCCATGGGCTGTTCGTGGGGCTTCACGGCTGACGAGATGTACGAGGCGTTCATTGAGAAGAGCAGCGTGGTCGAGCAACTGTATAGGCAGGAGTTCCCCCTGTATGAAATCATCAGGATGGGCGACCCTGTGGTTGCGATCGACATTGACGGCGTACTGAGCGACTACCCAAAATGCTTCTACGACTGGGTAGCGAAGGAGACTGGCAAGAAGCAGGTTCGCTTCGATACGCTCGACCCCTATGATGCTTTCGGTGGTGCGATATCTCACGCAGGACTGGCTGCATTGAAGGACGCATACCGTCAGTCGGGGGTCAAGAGGGGGCTACCACCGCTCACAGGGGCGGTGGAATTCACTCACGCGCTCAGGCGCAAGGGTTACAGAATCGTCCTGCTGTCAGCCCGTCCAGCACGCGAGTACACACGCATCTTTGCAGACACTATCGCATGGCTGGACGGCAACGTGTTTGAGTACGACGCGATACTGTGGGATGAGCGCAAGGAGACTCGACTCATCAATGAATTCCAGACGGGACAGGTGCAGGCGTTCATTGACGACGACGCTCGGAACATTGACAGGGTGAGCAGTAGTGGAGTTCCATCCTATCTACTGTCACGCCCGTACAATGACCTCGGGTACACATTCACACAAATCCTAGATTTCCTAGGGGGTTAGGTAGATGGGGCGTAATCCATTCGTAGTCGTTTGCATTGACGGTGTTGGCAGAACCAGTCCCGTCGAGGTAGCACGAACCGTACAAGCCCTGATGGACATTCCATCGGTAGGTCGCCTCATGCCCCAACACGAAACTGCTTACGAGATCGTCCTTCCTGAGATTATCAGGATAGGTCAGTACCTACCGTCAATCATCGTGTCACCGAGCAGCGTGGCTCTAGTGGCATGTGACAAGGTGAAGTTCGAGCAGGTTCGGTGGGAGTCAATGTATCCCCAGTCGAAGACTCTGTTCATCACGCTCACCGAGGACGTGAAGGCAGAATTGAGAACCGAGGGGTCTGACTTTATGTACTCTCTGATGGGTCCCCGTCTAAAAGAACAGGAGGATATTATTTCCGTGTCAACACGGCTCGGTCAGAGAGGATACAGGACGAAGTCGATCCCCTATCACAGCACACAACTCGACGTAGCCAAGCGCGTGATTCAGGAGATTCGCCTGACACGCCGAAACATCATGGAGGAGGAGAGGGCGCATGGAGAAGACTAGGGCGGTGATTGAGAATCTACTTCTCGATCTCGACATCACATTTGACACAGAAGAGCAGCGGGACTCTACCGTAGCATTCTCGGGGTTCATGCTCCACATGCTCAAGGTGTTCGTCCGAAAGAACAAGCAGTACGGCAACTCGTTTGAAGAGGTTGGCGCGAAGGGTGCTTACATAGAAATCCAAGCCAAGCACGCTCGGCTTCGGGAACTACTATGGAAGGCAGATGCAGAATCCATAGCACAGCACCTCGGCGACATCCAGCAGAACTCGCTTGACCTGAGCATATACGGTGTGATACTTTGTATGTGCATGGCGGCAGGCAACGTCTATGGAGTTGACAATGAGTAGAATAGTTGTGTTTGGTGGCACGACTGGTTTGGGTGGCGCAATCACTGAACGACTCATGACTCCGAAGAACACCATCTGGGTAGTCGGAGCATCACAGGGGTACGATTTCACAACACAGGATGGACTCGCACAGATCTGGCGTACCATGCGCCAGTGCGAACCCAATCAAGTCGTCTACAATGCTGGCATCAATGTCCTCATGCCGCTTGACGACTTGAACGGCGACATCGTTGAGCAGATGTATATGGTCAACGTATACGGACTGATGATAGCCCTTCGGGAGTTCGCTAAGATCGCCAAGAACTGCCCCGTGAAGGACGAGGGCTATCACAGATTCGTTCACATTGGCTCCATTGCAGCGCGTGTCCAGCACACACATAGTATCGCGTACTGCTCCAGCAAGGCGGCGGCTCGTCAGGCAGCAATGACGGCAGGGCGCGAACTCGGTCCCATCGGTGCATACGTCAACACAGTCGCTCCGGGACCAATCAAGGGTACGGCAATGACGAGGTACGTCCAGTCAACCGTACCGAAGATGCGTGGTTGGAGCGATGAAGAGGCAGAGGCGTATCAACTCGCTGCTATTCCGCTTCGGCACAGGGTTGATGTTGCCGACGTTGTGAGCATGGTGGACTTCCTGCTCGACCCTGACAAGGCACATGGAATCACTGGCTCGGAGTTCGTTGTGAGCGGTGGTCTGTGATGGGCAGCACCCGACACCACCTCGTGTGGCAGACTGTCGAACTTGACAAGAATGCCAATCCCAAATACGAGACCACTCATCCCACGACTGGTGAGATAATCCCCATGCCGTCAATGCTCTACGACCTGTGGGTGTGGGCTGAGCGTATCCGTGGTGATATCGCGGAGGTAGAGCATAGCGTCGAGATGATGCAACTCGAACTAGTACGACTGGCAGGTGCGCGGTGGGACAAAAAGAATTCATAAACCTGCACTGCCATACGACGTTCTCATTCCGAGACGCCTACGGTCAGCCGATTCAGCATGCTACCCGTGCAGCAGAACTCGGTCATCGTGCTCTGGCAATCACTGACCACGGCAGCATCTCGGGTTGGGTACGCCACCAGAAGGCATGCCGAGAATTAGGTGTCAAGCCTCTGTTCGGGTGTGAGTTCTACATGGTGTCGTCGTTGCAGGCAGAAGCAGAGTCACGCAAGAAGCGTGACCATCTGACCGTGATAGCCCAGAACGAAAAGGGCTTGCAGAACATCATGGCGTTGTTGTCGCTGGCATGGGAGAACTTTTACTACAAGCCAATCATCGACTATGCTACACTGTTACGGTACAGCGAAGGGCTTGTGATTCTCAGCGGTTGCATGTTCGGTCGCTACGCTCAGACAGTTTGGAGCAGAGAAGATGATAAGAAAGCGGAGAGTATCGCGAAGAAGTTTGCTAGGGAATTTCCTGGCAGATTCTTTCTCGAGGTTCAGGCTTTTGACATTGACGCGTGTCGAACGACGGCAGAGGCAGCAGTGTCTCAGGGTTCTCGACTTGGTATACCAGTACTCGTCACCAACGATGCACATTATCCCGGACCCGAAGATGCCCGCGCTCGAGAACTACTCCTGCGCGTCACTCCAGGATGGACTCCTGATACTATCGACTCCCCCTTGTGGCAACACTCCAGGGCTGAGCAGTTTCATCGCATGCGTGAGGTCTGGAAGGGAGTGCCCAAAGCCACCATCAGCGAGTTGATGGATAACACCATTCTCGTTGCTGACCTGTGCGAGGACATCTCCCTCCCGCAAGCAGAACCAGTCCACTACATGCCAGTCGAGTGTGAAACTGTAGAGAACGAGTTCCTTGAGTGGTGCAAGCGTGGGTGGAAGCGGCGAGGTCTGAACGCTCTACCACCTGACAAGAAGAAGGTCTACAAGGAGCGGCTCAAGTACGAGACTGGGCTGATTCAGAACAAACACTTCGAGGACTACCTCATGGTAGTTGCCGATGTTATCATGTGGGCAAAGTCACAGGGCATTGTCGTCGGACCCGCACGCGGCTCCTCATGCGGCTCCCTTGTGTGCTGGCTGCTCGGTATCACAGAGGTTGACCCTATCAGGTGGAACTTGTTGTTTGAGCGATTCATTGACTTGAATCGTATGGACCCTCCAGACATTGACACCGACTTTGAGGACGCAAGGAGAGACGAAGTCCATGAGTACCTTCGGCAGAAGTACGGGGAAGATAGATTCGCGCAGTTATGCACCTTTGCTCAGTACAAGCCGAAAAACGCTCTCGACGATGTTGCTCGTGCTTATCGCATACCGAGAGATCCAGTCGAGACGCTCAAGGGCTTCATCATTGAAAGATCGTCCGCAGATGCTCGCGCCTCTCACTGCCTCGAGGATACCATCACGTCGTTCCCTGCGGCTCAAGAAGTGGTGGATAAGTATCCCGATCTCAAGAAAGCCATAATGCTCGAGGGTCAGTTCCGTCAGACTGGTCGGCACGCATGCGGCGTAATCATTGGAGAGAAGCCCCTGAATCAGCACACGGCACTGATTCGCTCTGAGGACGGGCGACCGATGGTGTGCTACGAGGGCTATGACTCCCTTGCACTTGGCTTCCTGAAACTCGACGTCCTCGGGTTGCGCTCACTCACAATCATTGCGACGATTCTCAACAAGATCGGTAAAGACATCGAATGGCTTTACGCATTGCCGACTGATGATGAGGAGACGTATCATGGATTTCAACGAGGAGACCTTACGGGCATATTCCAATTCACAGGACAGTCCACTACCTCCGTGTGCAAGCAGATGCCCCCTACGCACTTCATGGAACTCGCAGATATCTCAGCTCTTTCTCGTCCTGGACCCCTGCACTCAGGGAGTACAACTATCTATATTTCCAGACGAAATGGAGAATCAGAGGTAGACTGGATTCATCCCATTTACAAGGAAATCACGAAGGACACTTGGGGTGTCATCGTGTATCAAGAGCAAATCATGGAGATTGGTCGCCATCTGGCAGGCATGGACTGGGAGACCGTTTCGGTGATTCGCAAGTCCATCTCCAAGAAACTAGGTGTGGAGGGCTTCCGCAAACTTGAGAAGATATTCGTCGAGGGTTGCTGGGAGACCAACGGCGTTGACCGTGCCGTGTCAAAGGAGATTTGGGACAACATCTGTACGCATGGTTCGTGGTCATTCAACAAGTCCCATGCCGTAGCGTACTCACTCATCTCGTACATGATGATGTATCTCAAGGTGCATTACCCGATTGAGTTCCAGTGGGCTAACCTCGTTGACCTGACCGACCAGCAGAAGAAGATGTACATACTCAGGGATTTCATCAATGCTGGTGGAAAGGTCTTGCCCGTCACAATCAACGACAGCGAGTACACATGGAAGATTGACGGTGACGGGCTGCGTCCAGGACTTCTGGAAATCAAAGGCATCGGACCGAAGATCGCCGAGGAAATCATTGAGCATCAGCCCTACACGGACATGGACGACTTGATAGCCCGAACCAACGGTAGGCGTGTACACTCTGGTATACGCAAACTCATCGAGGAGTGTGACCTTTTCGGTGAGGGCGAGAAAGACGTCTGGGGTCTGACCAAGATGAAGGAGATTCTTGACGACCTTCCAATCACCCACCGCATCGCAGACCTCGGTTGGGGCAAGGAACACTTCTGTATCGCGGCAGGACGCATCATAGAGAAGAACACCCGTGACATATTCGAGATAGCGTGGTCAAAGCGCGGTGAGATTCTTGACCCGAAGACGGTGTACAAGCCCGAACTCGCCTCGTACATCAACATCACGCTAGAGGACGACACCGACAGCATCTACGCCACGTTCGACAGATTCATCTACCCGCACGTTCGGGATATAATCACGAACGTGGAGAATCAATCAGACGACATCTTCATGCTGAAAGGGGAGAAGACAAAAGGGTTCAGGAAGATTTACGCCAAGTCTATCGTGAACGTGTCACTGCAACGTCGCAAGGAAATGGAGGAGCAGCATGGCTCAGATAGTTAGGTCAGGAGATGCGGTCAAAGTTACAATCGTGAGTCATACGATTGACCCACTTAGAACGATCGCTCTCGCTCAACTCAACATGACGGGCAACATGCGTCACAGTCGAGATGCCGTGGAAAGGTCTGAGGCTCTCGACATCTTCATGGACATCGCCAAGACCGAACTGCAAGGTGCGTTCGAGTTCGTCCACTTTGTCATTCAGATGGAGGGCGTTAGTCGTGCCTTCCAGCAGCAGTTGACTCGAACACGACTGGCGGCATACAGCGCAGAGTCCTTGCGCTTCACTGAGGTCGGCATGCAAGTTCTGATGGGACCGCATCTGGCGAACAGTGGTGACACCGAGGCGATGAATCAGTACGTCAGAACCGTTGACACAATCGAGGCGGGGTATGAGTATCTGATTGATGCAGGTGTGCCGATTGAAGATGCTCGTGGTATACTTCCGTTGAATGTACTGAGCAAGATCGGCATGTGCGTCTCGTATAAAACGCTGGTTGGCATGAGCAGAGTTCGCATGTGCTACCAGTCGCAAGAAGGCGAGTGGGACGTTGTGTTCAAGCAGATTGTACAGGGAATCGCAAACGTAGAGCCGATACTTGTGAGTCCTCTCGGACCATTCTGCGAGCACGGTCAGAAGTGTCCGTTCGGTAGCAAACTTGACAGAGATTGTCCAAGGAAAGGAGGGAAGTAACGGTGCCAGAGGAAGAGTCAGACCAACCGATGAACCGTGCAGAAAGGCGTAAGGCGTTCAAGGAGCGTCTGAGCAGGGAGCAGCGGGAGGAGTGGAAGCGCAAGACCAACCACGGCTATGCTCGCAAGAGTGCGGCTTCCCTCAAGCCGAAGAAGCAACGGGAGGACGAAGAGTGATTGCTCTATTCGTGGATCCGGGCGGAACGACTGGGTGGTGTGTGATGGAGCACGATTTCGACGTGAACCTTCACCCCACACTGGTACTCGCTGAACAGACAGCGGGTGACAGATTCCCAGAGACCCTTCGCACTACGCTCAAGTCGATGGACATTGACCTCGTAGTGTACGAGAGGTTCCGAATCCACAAAGGCACCATCGGTGAGAGTGCCGTACCTGTTATCAAACAGATTGGCAAGATCGAGATGGTGTGCGAAGATCTTGGCATCCCGTATACCAGCCAGCCGCCAGCGAACAAGAGTTTCTTTGAAGGTCGCCTCAAGTCATTCGACATGCACATGTCGGGTAAGCAGCATGCAAGGGACGCGATCCAGCATGGTCTGTACTACTTTATGACTGAGGCGAAGAGCCGCGACGGAAGGACACCGTCTTGGGTATTAGGAGTGTTACAGCAATCGCAGCATTAGCAGTAGTCGCTGCTACATTGTACCCTGCTACCACCCCGAGTGTTACCCCGAGCAGTGCCATGACCATCGAGCGCAGACTTGAAGCCCTAGAGACCACGCAAGTCGTCAAGTTTCAGCCCGTTTCAGACGTCGAGAAACTTGATGTGGTGCCAATGCCCAAACGCATGACCGCAACGCCGCACGCAACGCCACGCAAAGCCACACGCCGCTCGCCTCAACCCCCTGTAACCTACCGTGGCAGTGGTAGCGTCGTAATCAGGTCAGTTGCTCGCGAAATGGGCTGTACGAGCAAAGAAATCGAGATGCTGCTGTACATCGCTAAGCATGAATCTGGACTGCGGTGCAACGCAGTATCACGGACAGGGAAGTACGTCGGTCTGTTTCAACTCGGACCGCACCTCGGGACGTACGAGCAGCGGATAGATCCGAACTGGAACACGAGGCGTGCAATCAAGTACATGAGAGGACGGTACGGAAGTATCGCGAGGGCATACGCCTTCAAGAGATCGCACGGCTGGTACTAGGTTCTCAAGAAGCCCCCACTGCCTCGGACCCCGAGAACGAGGACAGTGGGGGCTTCATTATGCGATTCGGTCTATCGTCACGAAGTTATACGGCTGGTTCGTGATTGTGCTTACCGCAGAACCGTAGTTGTGATAAGCACAGAACTCCAGATAGTCTCCTGGACTCAACCAGCACGTCATATTCAGAGATGACATTCGAGTTCCGGTTCCGGCAAATCTGTCGTGGATTCCCCATGCCATGTGAGTCCCGTTCTTCAGAACAGAAGCCATCCAGTAATGACTACCCGTCCATGCCATGGAGTTCGACATGATGGAGAATGAGAAGTGATAGAATCCTCCATGGATCGCTGTAAACTTACCCGACGATGCAGCGAACTCTGCATTGTTGTCGTAGACCTCGACGTTGAAGTTGATTGGAACGTTCGTCTGGTCTGCGATCGACTGCGATCCATTCTGGTGGGCGTACACATGGGAGTTCTTCCTTGCCGTGAGAGTCCCATTGATATCTAGAGTTCCATACGTGGGAGTCCCCGTGCAAATCCCTATTTGATGGTCTGCCATAGACGCCCCTCTTTTGAGAGTGATGAAGGAGTCTGAGGCTTGTACCGTGAACACCGTCTCGGTGTCCTGTGTCGCGTTGTTGTACAGTCGTGCATAGCACGTCTGGGTAGAAGTCACTGCCAAGTCGAAGGCATCATCTTTCGTCCACGTCTTAGTCGGACGTGTGAATGATGAGCCGAGTGAAGTCAATTCTGTTGTACCACGCCACAACCTGATTGCAATATTCGCAGGCCAGAGCGAGTGCTGATAGAACGGACAGTTCGTTGCCTGTGTGACAACGGCTGTATGCGACTGTGGGTTGGTGTCGTCAGGTGGATCGTTGACGAGGGGTCCACGAGCCACGCTGTATGATGTCGTATTGTACGCCGTAGCGAATGCTGGTGGGAGGAGGAAGACGGCGGGGTGGTCTTTTGTCCCGGAGCCGTCGTCGTAGTGAGTGGTGACTCTGATGCCGATCTGAGTTATCTCATAGTTCCCACCAGCGTCAGACCCTTCCCAGTATGCCAGAATCTGATGGATCTGTGCGTCGGTCAGACCACAGTAGCGAGTGGTTCCACTGGAGGTGATTGTCGCAACATAGGTATACTTCTGCGTGGTGCCAGTCCTCGTGGTGTAGATGTCAACGTCGGCATGGTCTATGTGGTACGCCACTCCACCAGTGACTACGAAACTGACAGTCTGCGTCGTGCTACCGAAGTTGTACGTCCCTGCCGTAACCGTCGGGTGTGCTTTTGGAACTCCGGTAGCGGGAATGTCAAACGAACTACTGACACCCATGTCGTCAGTGTCAAGGTAGTCTATTGCATGCAGGTATCCAGAGATACTGATGTTCGTTGATTGGGTCTGTGATACCGTGACCGTGTAGGTCTGCGAGCCTAGGATGGTGATGTTGCTACTCGTATTGATGTTCTTGTTGGTGCCGCTGTGCGTGTGCCCTTCGACCGTGAGTCCGTAGTGGTTGGTCGTGTCGTAGATCGCCTCACCGTTTGTCATAATCAGAGAGGCGGTGACAACGACAGATGTGGCACCGACAGCAGGTGTCGGGTATGACCAGTCTATGTGGAGACCGTGTGTATACGGAGGATAGTTACCAGATGAGAAATGTCCAGATGGCATCGGGGTCTCCTAGACGAAGTTGATGTTCATTCCGTTTTCATTTTTCTGAATCAGCATATCGCCGATTGTGATATAGTCAGGGAGATTCACCTTAGTCTCGATGGTAGTCTCCGTCTGAAGAGTTGGCTTCTTGATGAAGGTGGCAGTGTCGGCAACCTCAACACGGACATCGTCTCCATAACGGAACTGGAGTGCCTGCGCCTTGAGTCGTGAGTTCGGACCACTGTAGGCACCAACGTCTTCTGGGTCGTACCCAGTCTGTAGATCGCCGATGTAGATGCCGAGTCCAGTGATTTTCACAGAGTTGGTCTGGTTGGTGAAGAACTTGTCTAGTTCCTGGTCAAAGAGGTTCATGTAGTCGTAGTATGCCTGAATGGTCGTGTTGATGCCGTCTAGAGTGGTCTGGTCAACCGTCGTGTCACCCTCTATAGGCTCCGAAAGAATTGAGAGGGCATAGAAGGCATCACGCGCTGACTCGTACTGAGTGCGCTGCGTCTCCACATCAGCATCTCCATAGTACGGATTGTCATGTAGCAGGTTGTCGTTGTTCTGTGCCTGTAGCACGCGCTTGTGGAGGGCAGCCTTCTCGTATTCAGTGATTGTCAGGTTCGCAAGGGGAACATAGAAGTCGAACACCGCTGACTGGTTGTATGAATCTGCGATCGCCTCTGCGACTGAGGAGAAGGAGATGTCCGTGGAACTGACAGTTCCGACTATCGTACCCGTAGCATCTCTAACGATAAGCCCGTTGAGGTCAAGGCGAACGCTGCTCTCCTCGGCTGACCCTTGCAGGTCTATCGCTCCACCCTCAGTGAGAAGGATGTTAGACTTCCTTAGTGTGAGTCCTGCACTTGTCAGGTCAAAGCGAGGATCTATCTCCGTGCCGACGTAGCCCTTGATTCCAGTGGAGTCGATAGTCACCTTGTCACTGGCAGTGGAGATATCTATCATGCCGCTCTCTATGTACAGCCCCCAGAAGTTCCCGTCATACGTTCCGAGGCATGCCTTGTGTCCTGCCGAGTCGTAGGCGGCTACCATTGGAACTCCGCCCACGTTGCCCATCTTCAGAACGGAGGTGCCTGCCACACCGTCGTTGGAGTAGAAGATAAACTTGCTGTTCTTGCAGACCATGCCCGAGGTGTCGATATACACGGCACCACTGCCGACTAGTTCTGCTATCTCTGCGTTCAGAACTCCTGGGTCAAGACCTGATACCTGCACGCCAGGAATCGCTGCGTAACTGGAAGACTCAGTCCATGACGTTGATACGACATTGCCGTACCACACGCCCTTCACACGAATCTTGTACCAGTATCCCACAGTCGGTGGAGTCACCTGCCATGAGATAGCACGACCGCTGCCAGATGGATACGAGTAGTCACTGCTCCATGCGTTCCACCCTGACGGTGAGCCACCACTGGAGTATGCGTTGGTGGACTGTGCCAACTGAACGATGTATCCCCAAAGCGCGGGATCGCTTACTGCGTCCCATGAACCAACAAGGATCGCACCTAGTTTGGCGGCGACAGTCACATTGGTAATCGATCCCGGAGGCGGTGTAGTCGTCACCGCTATGCTGTTCTCTCCAGGGACACTCTCATTGAAGTCCAGATCTACGGCAATCACTCGAACGTACCACGTCTGCCCCGTAGCCAGTCCAGGAATATACGACTCCTGTGGCATGTTCGGACGAACCTCTTCGGCTGGCGTGTAAGTTACATCATCTGGAGAGTACTCGACTCTACAGTGGTCTAGGTCTACGAGTTGATTGTCATCTTCCTCAGTTGTCGGTGCCGTCCATGTGACGTGAAGGGTCGCCGTCTTCTCTATACCCTCTACGTCTGCCTGAATGGTGTACGACAAGCCAATGGCAGTAGGAGGCGAAGGAGCAAGTTCCTTATCGGTATCCGGACCTTCGTAAATCAGGTCGGTGTCCGTAGGGAGCATGAACCCACTGTTCTCTTGAGAACCCCCGTATACGAGGACACTGCCAGCGATCGGCGGTTCCATTTCTGAGAACATCATTACGGAGCCATCGCGAAACGTGATTCCTCCGGCAACGAGATCCTTGGATGCTTGCTCCTTCGCCATTTTGACCTACCCAGAGATGAGGGTGCTGTCTTCGGCACCGATGTTGCGAACAACGAGTGACTTGACAATGGAGATTGCTGCGCCCACCGCTGCGAGAACTGCTGACGCAGCCGCAGGAGCAAGCCCCTCCCACGTCAGATCCCCGAGTGCAGCCATTGATGCAGCGAACGTGACGATGAACACTTCGAGGAATGTCCACCCCGCTGCCTCAAGAGCCTTCTTCCAGAATGTACTCATGCTGCCTCCTAACTCTTGACGAGATTGATGGTGGTGGCTGTCTGTGATGCGACCTTCCAGACTGCCGTCGGTGGAACTGTTGGTACGGGCGGTGGCGTTGTCGGGACAGGCGGTTTGGGAATCGGGAACGTCAAGCCAAGCAACTTGGCGAATCCCTTGGCAATCGCCTGAGCGAACTCTTCGACCGAGACACGCATCTCCTGAGCCTCCGTCGTGTTGTCGTGGAAGAGAAGTTCCACGATCCCAGCGGGAGCCTTCGTGCGACTCAATGCGTAGTAACCAGTCGAGGTCTTGATACCACGGTCGGGCATGTTGCTCGCGGCAGCGCATGGAGGATAGATGGCGTTCGCCATCTTCAGACCACTCGCGGAGCCAGTGTAGTACCAGTACTCCGTTCCATGCCCACCACCAGCATTCGTGTGGATCTCTAGATGCCAGTTCGCTCCCCAGTTGTTCGAGTCAGTGACATTGGCTCCTACGGAGATGTTGCCACCAACACGAACATCAGGGCGTGGGCTTGCCGTGAGGAGAATAGCCTGAGCGCGAACTGCTACTTTTCGCATCCATGTCTCTTCGCTGTCCGCAATCCCAGTCCCCCCACCCGCGTACTGATTGGCGTCCTGAGTCGAGGGACTCAAGTAGATCTTTGTCATCGATTACACCTCCCTTCCGTCTTTTCCTGATAATCTTCTGTTCCATCTTGTGAGCGTAGTGATAGTATCCGAGTAGTGAAGCCATTGCGATTGTAAGTACCGTCACCACTAACTCCGAGAACAGAAGATTTGTTCCGTCCAATGACTCTGGATGGTTCACCAGAACTATCATTCTGGCATTGGCTGTCGTCCATGACGACCATGACAGTCCAACAAACAAGAGGGCGATCGTTGACGTGAAGCCCTTGAGGGATCGACATCCACACCTGACTGGCTCACGAAGAAGAAGAGCCGCTGCCACAAGAAAGAACACCATGCGAACAATCCGCATGAAGACTACAGGATCGAGTCCACCGCTATCTCGTAGGAACACGAAGATATGTTGGTCGATAAGTTCCATCACTTTTCCTCTGTTGAGGAGAACTGGCGGCAAGTCTTCGCCTTCGCACAGAAGCCAGATCTCGTGAACCCCGCAATCAACTCATCGACAGCCATGCCCATTGCTTCTTTCTGGACTGCCATCGTTTGCTTCAACTCTCGGATCTCAGCCTCCAGACGGTCGTGCTTGTCCTCTAACTGCTCGACGGTGTCCTTGTATCCTTCTGCAAGACTTCGATATGTCTCCACTGCACTGTTGAGCGCGTCCATCGTTCCCTTGTTCTTGACGAACAGGAAAACTGATACCGCCAGTGCGACGAATACAATGACGGGGATACCGCCAGTAAATATGCGAGTGATTGTGATTGCGTCCATATCGCCTACACCGGAGGCTTCTTGTATGTCACCGACAACCATCCTGTCTTGTCTGTTCCCGACGGTGCTGGCAAACTCCCTGCTGCCGCTGGCTTCACAATCATGTAGACGATGATACTGGAGTAGCCGACCGTGAATGGATGAGCGACGTGTATGACCGCGCTATCACCAGTCGTTGCCGTTTTGGTGCCCACATACCTTGCAAGCAATGTCGTGCCGTCATACACGGCTACACCAAGCGTGCCGCCCCCTGTGGCAGTGATAGCAGCCCCCGCGCTTATCTCCAGGAAGTCTCCACTCAGGACTTCACCGACAGCCACGTTTCCGAGTCCACCCGAGTCAACGGTGTTCCACGCACCGCCAGTCGACAGTGTGACCTGAGCGGTCTGCGTGCGAATCGTCTGTGAGGCAACCTTCTGTACCCCATCATAGAGATACTGCAAGTTGTCCCGAACGTACTTGTTGAGGTCTGCATACGAGAGCACCTCTTGGAACGTCCATGTTTTCGGAGGCCACCAAGCCATTGTTCTCTCCTAGTATGTCAGGACAGCGTCGCTGTCGAGTTGATTGCTGTCCAAGATGAACCAGTTCCCTTCGTCTGCAACCGCAAGGTCTACCTTCTGAGTATACCCTACATCTGGGGAAAGAGTGTCCTCAATTTTCTCGATCCAGAAACTATTGAGGAGTCCCATCTGGGGGATGTCAACAAGAATCCTATCGCCAACCTCAAGCAGAGGATCGCCGACAATGTTGATATCCTCAAGTTTCTTTAGACCGATGTTGTATCGTCTTAGGACGTACATTCCCAAGTCGTATGCTGACGTGGAATCAACCAGATAGTCGAGGTTGATTTCTACTTCGTTTGCACCATACGTCGCAACCGATTCAGCGTCAGTGACTTCTATTACGCTGCTCTCTTCTGAGCGGAATCTCGCTGCTGTGTAGGTGCGTCCCCAGATACAGAAGTGATTGTTTCCATTCCCGTCCATCAGTACGATGTCTCGTGACGAGATGTTCCGAATGGAAACATGGATGGACTTGCCGTATGGAACAAGGGTGATGATGATACTCGACTCAGCACCGCCCAATGAGCCGTCCACGCCATTCAGTTCGGTTACGGGTATGCCGTGGTCGTAGCCCGTCACGAACGCCGCCCTGTAGCGCGTAGCACCTGCGTCCAGACCACCAGATGCTACAGTATCAAGAGACTCGAGGACTCCGGGGATCGCTACATCATACGTTGACGTTGAATTCGCCTTGATTATCCAGTGAGTATCAAGGCTCCACAGGTCATCTGCGATCTTCAAGTCCTGAGATTTGACCTGGACTCGAATCACATTTCGAATGTCCGACACATCTTCCGCAATGATTGCAGACGATATGTCGTCGTCCGAGTTTACCGTTCTCACGATACCTGAGTTCGAAGGCAAAGAGAAGTGGTGCCTGTTGTAGAAACGGAGTTCTCCGTTTCCGTCCCACGCCAGACAGCCAAGTTCTGACTCTGCCACGGTTTTCAATTCTTCCCATACATTAGTCCCTTGGAAGGCTGCTGCGGTGATGGTGTTGAGTCCCTTTTCCAGTCTGTACTGACGACTGGGTATAGTAGTGGGAATCTGCCCAACGCCCACAAACAGATTGTCATATCTGAGTCCTGGGAACGAGTTGCTGTACCGAGCGGTGTGTATCGTCCCGCTGAACGTACTCGCTATGCACACACCAGAGAGGGGTTGAAGATCTGCGGCAACGAATGTCGTTGCAACCCATGAGCCAACCGTTGAAGAACTCCCGAACTTCACAGTCACCTTTGTCTGCAATACACTACCGACGTATCTGAACCCGACCTCAACTCCAGCGAACGTTTCAGTAGCACTGTAGAGATACTCTGTTCCATTGAGGGTAATGGCAGTTCCAGTCTGCTGCGTCCACGAACCAGAGACATAGCGGTATATTCTGGCAGTTATGCCAGAGGAGTCTCGTCCGAGAACGATCTTCATGTTGTTCCCGAAGTTGACTTCCATCATCAAGAAGTTTGCTGCACCGAGTAGTTGCTGCTGTGCGGCATACGAACTGAACCACCCTCCAAAGGAGATCCAGTGTTCTGCCGTATCACCCGTCCCATCTGGAAATATGGTGAATCTAGCAGCGGATGTTACTCCATCAATGCACTTGTTTGCAACGAATGGTCCGTAGTAGATTGGACCGATCGGGAGTTTGCTTGGAACAGTTCCGCCCCAAGACAGCACCGACTGGTAGACGATTGTTCGCCCTAGCCCAAAGGTTTCGTTGTTGTTGAAAGCGGAGTACCACATGTCGAATGTCTCGCCAGTGTCTACGTTCACGTCGGCAACGAAGGCTCCTGAGTGGACACCACCGTTATCCCATCCTGTAGTATTTCTTGCTACAAGGGAACGCTTTGACAACTGCCAACTCTCACCAGTGGCAGACGACGCCTCAAACAGATCTGTTGATGCTCCGAGCCTACCCCTCGCACAAGTCGTCATACAGGCATTGAATCCATTTGTCGCTGCCGTCGCATCTTTGATAACTGACAGTCTCCAGATATCCCGAGTACCTGCAAGTCCATCTAGACTACATGTGTTCGCGTCTGTGAGTGAGCCACCGACTGAGGAGCAGGTTGAGTGATAGAGCCTGTTCGGGTTCTGAGTCCTATTGACCCACCAGACGTGCAGGCTCCCGTCATTCCTCACAGCGAGTGCAGGTGAGCAATGGGTCTGGTATCCAGAGGATATCCATCTGGTCTTTGCAGACCATGTTGTACCATTGGTCGTGTACATGTAGTACCAGTACTCGGTCTTTCCTGCGACCTCACGCCACACCACATAGATTCGGCTGTTGTGGTACACCATCGTAGGCTCGCACAGAAACGTACCAAGCCTCGGGTCTCCAGCCTCCATGTCGTGGTCTGTGCGATACTTCTTGTTGTACTCGTCGTAGTAGCGCACATGAGTAGTGGAGGAGTAGGTTGGGCGTGTGGAAAGCGGATTGTTGAATACTGGAGAACTCCACGTCACCCCGTCATTGCTCACAAGAACGATTGGATCGCCCTTCTTGCTCTGCACGTCTACCTCTGGAATGAGGAATGTGAATCCGTTTGACTTCCAGAGATTCACTTCTGTTTCAGACAACGTGAGTTTCGGGTAGCCCTGCACGCAGAGCCAGTAATTGAATCCGCCGAACCCTGACGGGAAGTAGAGGACTGTCGGATTGATAACCGACCCACCACCGTACCCGCTCGGAGAGGGAACATACTGTCTGCTCCCTGCATTGTCAGCCGTCAGGATTCTTGTCGGGTCCACAAGCCCGTACACGTTGTACGTTTCTCTGTCAGAGTAGTGGGTGATGGTGAATGGCTCGACCACCATTCTATGTGACCGAGTGTTCTCAGTCGACTCATACCTAAAGTTCTTGTGGTCGTAGTCATACCACCGATGGGGTTGCACAAGAGTTCTGTTCACACCATTGTCGTCCGTATCACTGACCTCACGGACAGCAGACGTTGTGGCAGAGTTCTCTTCGCAATCAAAGTCCAGTGCAAAGATGGTTTGGCTCGGCGGGAACATGCGAGCCGTCACGCCAACCAGTTCCAGGAGTTCTCTGATGTACACTCCGGAGTTGACATTGAAGTACGACGGCGACTTGACGTACTGGCGTGTGAGAGGAAGTGCATTGTCAAGAGCGACGACAACGACCTCACCGTTAGCATGCCTACGAGTTCTCTGTATCATGCCGCTAAAGAACTTCACATACTCGTTGTTGAAACCAACCTCTAGCGTGACTACGCTTCTGATTGGGTTGTCGCCAAGATGGACATCTGCAGGAACCAGCGTTATCTCAAGTTCGCTAGAGAGCGCAGATGAGAACGACGCTACCGCTTTCGCGTCTCCAGCAGTTCTGATTACACGCAGGGACTTCACATACGAGGACATGTCGGTCAGCACACCGTTGACCTCGCACATGAATCTGAAACAAAGCCGCCTAGTAGGGGCGACTCGCTCAGCGTTGAAATCAGAACTCGGAGGCGTCCTCATGCTGATTCGTCCAATTGGATCGAGGTCTTGATGTTGCCGACCGTGTCGTATTCCTTCGGTCCGTGGTTAGCCCTGACGACATAGCAGTCGTCGTTGTGCATGCGGAACAGGAGTGGGTCGCTCACGTTGTACGCCATCTCGATGATATCCCACTCAGCCTCGGTAAGCCCTTCCCATCCGAGATAGAAGTGGCGACGGTCTCCAAACACATCTTCACGAGCCTTGCCACCGAGGAGAATGTGCATGCCACCCTGTCGCACAGGGTCAATGCGAAACTCGGTGAGTTCCGGAAGCGTGAACAGTCGAACCACGTTACCGAGTTTGAAGACACCGAATACTCCAGTGCCAATCCCAAGACGTGAGGAAAGGGTTCCACGATTAGCCATAACCCCCGTGAGGGTGTGGTTCGCCATTACCGAATCTCCCTCGACTGGTAGATGCTCACCTTACGGGACACTTGCTTTATCGCCTTCTCGTTGTTGGTGAGAAGATCGGCTACCTGCTGTGCGTCAAGGTCGAGTGTCAGCCCATCTGGTAGTGAGCCGAACTCTACCTTGTGTATCACCGTCTGGGTAACGGACATTCCGTAGCCCACGCTCATCGCGGGGGTCATGCTTGCCATTGGATCTGCAATACTCTGCACCATGTTCGCGCTTGCGTCCTTCACCTTTGCGGTCATGGCAGCGATTCCATTGATGAGTCCCTGACCGACGTTGCCACCAACCTCTGCCATGACTCTTGATGGAGAACTGATGCCCAGGAAATTCTTGATTGCGTTGAGCGCATTTCGTGCAATGTTGCGTGCTTTGTCGTACAGGGCACCCGCCTTCTCACCGATACCGTTGATGATACCCTGAACGATGTCCTTGCCAGCAGACACGAACTGTGAGGCAAAGTTCTTGACGGTGTTGACAGCGGTCTGGATCTTCTCTTTCACCTTAGCGATTATCTCGCCCACCTTGTTTGCGAAGGCGGTGACAAGTTCGCCAGCCTTAGATACTGCACTGTTCTTGAGATCGACAACCTTGTTCACAAACTCCGTCACCATACTGGCGACCTTAGCCTTCACGTCACTGGCAAGTTTAGCGATCTTGTCGATGATACCCTGCACGAACGATGCCACAAGTGCCAGCACCTTTATCGGTAGTATCACGAACCAGTTGATTATCGCATTTATCATGTCGGGTATGATACTGTGCCCGACCAGAGTGTCCCAGAGTCCCGTGAAGAACCCTACGATGCCGTCCCACAGTCCCTTGAGGAATCCAGAGATAGCATTCCACATGCCTGAGAAGATGCCCTTGATTCCCTCCCACATCTTCTTCACGCCGTCCCACATCTTCTGGATCGCCTTGTTGGTGATTTCATCATTCGCCGTAATGACACCCCAAAGGAACTGGAAGAATCCGACAATGACTTGCACCAGTCCAGAGAAGAAGTTGATTACTCCGGTGATTGCCTGAATGACTCCACTGAGCGCACCCGCCACACCTGCAAGAAGTCCAGTCAGCAGACCGAGGGCTACAACCACCACGCCCACAATGATTCCACCGATAAGCATCAGAATCGGCTTTAGTTGCTCGAACAGATTTACGACAGCCTCCCACAGAGGCTTGAATTGCGACTGTATCTGTTCGATGAGGGGCTTGAACACTCCAATGAGATTTTGTATAAACGGTGACGTGCTGGCGAATACCATCTTCACCTTGTCCCAGTATGTGTACAGGAACATGGCGACACCAGCGATAGCCGCTATGATTGCGAGGAATGGAGCGGCTGCTGCCACTACACCCGCAAGAGCACTGCCGACTGAGGAGAGAGCACCTGATACCGCAGCGAGGACACCCTGACCACTAATCGTCGCGAAGGCACTGGAGATGGCACCACCGAGATTCACGAACAGAGTCTGTATGCCAGTGATGATTCCAGCAAACCCTCCACTCGTTAGAGTAGAGACAGCAGTGGAGATAACCCCTCCAACTCTCGTGAATACAGTGAGAGCGAGATCTCCGAACTTACCGAGGAGCGGACTAAACTGCGAGAGGATGGTGAGGAACTTGCTACCAAGTCCGATGGCATATCCCCAGATGACTGGAATCATCTGTACCTTGCCGATGAACGTGGTTATGAATCCACCAGCAATTCCAAGACCAGACCACAGAGTTCCAAGAATGGTGACTACCCTACCGACACCAGTCTGCATAGATGTAAAGGCTCCGGGAATCTTGGTGAGGATAGCCCAGAATGCACCGAGTGGACCGCTAAGGAGATTGAATATCATTAGTCCACCAAGAGCGACCACAACCGCCTTGATTACTCCCGTATGCTCCTTGAACCAAGTAATGACCTTACCGATTCCCTCTTCGACCGTACGAACGAAGTTGACAATCTTTGCAGACATTTCGTACGGTGCATTACTCTGTGCCCAATCCTTCATCGCAGCAGTAGCATCCCGGAGCCACTCAGCGAATGTACGAACTCCCTCCGCTGCATTATTCACCTGCTCGGCATTTCCAGTGATAGCATTCCAGAGAGCCTTCGCGACAGGCCAGAGAGCAGTGAACGTGTCTTTGAGATTCACCCAAGCGTCGTTGAACGCCTGCATCGCTACTTCGTCTTCCTTGACCACCTTAGCGACGTTATAGAGGAATGCAGTGACAGGAACAAGTGCTGCTCCAAGAACTCCTATGGTGATAGCCAGTCCACCTATTACACCCCAAAGGAGTTCGAGGAGTCCAATGACTAGCATGATGCTACCCGTGACAATGGAGAATGCTGCGATACCAGCAATCACTATCAACATGGTTCTCGCAAGTTCCGGATTCACACGAACCCATTCAGCAAGAGCCTGAACGAGAGGAGTGACTTTGATAATCAAGTCTGAAATCATCGGGAGTAGCAGGGCACCAAGCCTCTTGGCAACTTCCGCGAATCCATTCTTGAGAATTATCAACTGATTGGAAACGATCTCCATGGCAAAGGCAAATCGTTCCTCTAGTGTGCCAGACGCCCCCTCAATCATCTTGCGAAGCATGCCAAGTTCTCCAGCAGCACCCTTCGTATAGTCCTGAGCCATTGCCATGAGAAGAGGGATGGCACGCAAGTTCGGGAAGAACTTGACCAACTCGTCTATATTCCACTGGACCTTCTCTCCCAATTGAGCGAGGAAAGGAATCAGACCTCCAGCGGCTTTCAATCCCGCTTCGCCCCATACGATACCAAGTTCCTTGTACTTCTTCTTCGCAAGGGCGGCAGGATTTATAATCTTCATCATGGTGTTCTTGAGGAATACGGAGGCTTGCGAGGCTGAGTAGCCACGCCTCGTGAGGAATGCCATCCATGTTGCAAGTTCCGAGAAACTCACAGATAGAGTGTTGCCGTATCCAATCAGCACACCCATCTGAGTAGCGAAGTCTGCATACTCAGCACGACCTACGACAACGGCTTCGGTCAACTGGTCTGCCCACATCACTACGTCTTCTACAGTACCGCCGTATGCCACGAACGCAGCGGTGAGTACCTTCGCAACATCCTTGGTGTCTGCCATAGCGATAGTAGCCGCTTTAGCAGAGACTTCCAGGATCGCCATTGCGTCAGCATTGTCAAACACAACCGACTTGACGTAGTAGAGTGCGTCTGCCAGTTCCTCAGCAGACTTAGGAACTATTCGTGTGAGCAAGAGGACTTGGTCTTTGAGAACCTCGAATCCCTCTTTGGTCACACCTTCCGTGGAAGTCAAGACCTTACTCATCGCGGTCTCGAACTCCATCGCAGATTTTGCCATCTTCACAAACCCTGCGATTATTGCGGCTCCGAATCCCACCCCCACTGCGCCGAGGGCGGCAAGGGCTAGTTTCGCCTTGCCGCCGTTCTTGGCGATATCAGCAAGCATGTAAGAGACGCCCATGAGAACGGAGCGAGCATTGCCGCTCGACGCTCTCACTATCAGGTTTAGAACTCTACCCTGATTCATGGACTATCCCTTCGCCTTCTTCGCTTCGACCTCTTGCGCCTCTGCATGCGCTGCTCTGAAAATCTCGAAGTACACACGAACGCTGTTCGGCTGCTCTCTCCAACCACCTGAGTACGGCATGACTCCCATCTGCTCGCACATCAGGTAGTCAGAGAATGCCCTCATTGCTTCGGGATGCTTTTCAAGGGCGCGACGTCCGACACTGTGTCCGAGGAAGAGTTCTCTGCAGAGGCGGCGGATTCCCCCTCTGCCCTCACAACCGAGGCAACCTCGTCCTCATGCTTGCGCCAGACGGAGTCACACTGCTCGTCGATCCACTCCTTGCTCTCACGAGACAGGAGCCTGTACTGAGCCATCGCGGTCGAGACGTCCTTGTAGATGCGATCGTTGATGGTCATGCTCACGAACAGAGCGCGGAACTGGAACTCAGCGACCTTCTTCTTGTCAACATTGAATTCGACCATCTCGCCGTTGGCGAACAGGTCTTCCATGTTGGTGTTCTCGTCGATGAGATTTCCAGGAATCTTCATGGAACCCAGAAGACCCTGACGCTCATCGTACTGAGAGCCAGTCGGTTCTGACTTGAGAATGAGGATGTCTCCGTCAGGGTCTCTGAATTCCACTGTGCCGATCGATGCGTATTTCATCTCGGGGTCACTCCTCAGTTCCTAGGTGTACACGGCGTCGGTGTTGACAACCTCGACCTGGAGGTCGTAGGTTGCAGTACCGTCGAACAGCACGATGGAATCCAACTTCTGGGTCATAATCCCATCGGCTTCGATCGGGGTGGCGACATTGGCGAACTTGACGTTCGGGAGCGTGAAGATGTACTTGTACGGCTGTCCCGCGCCACCTGCCATAACGGTCGAGAGCACGGTGATAACCACAGGCGTCTTCGTTCCCGCAACAGCAAGGTCGTACATCGACTGACTGGTGAAGTCCATCTCCAGTCCGAGCGTGATTGCGCGGAAGCCCTCGGCTACCCTGCGGGAGTACAGAGTGCCGTTCAGGGTGTTGACTCGCTCGAGGTTGTTCTCGATACCAAGTTCCGCTGAGATGATTTCGAGATTGGACACCGCGTTGAACGTCGCAGACGTCATCTCGAAAGAGCCGAGGTTGTCATCGGCTGGCAGACCGCTGACCGTGGCGGGAGCGTTCTTGGAAGCGACCGTTCCGAGGAAGTCGCAGGAAACCTCTGCGGCCTCTCCAGCCTTCATCGAGACAGTCAACTTGTCAACGAGACACCCGCACAACTGCTTCGCACCAACAGCGGTGGTGTACCCGACCTCTGCTGTGAACGACTTGAGGTCGGCGGTCGTGCCCTTGAGGGTGTGCTTCCATCCCGTACCCGCTGCGATACAAGTGTCGGGACCGATGGCGAACTTGAAGAACCACGGCAGAGCATTGAAGTACAGAGGAGCGGTGAAACTCCCCTTGCACTCAACTTGCTTCGACACCGAACGAACTCGAGAGCGATCCTCTCGCATTGTCGGGATTGCCTCACGCGGGTAGGAGTCGTCGATGTCAGCGGAGGTGGGGTCGATGAATTTCGCGATTGCCACAGCAGTACCACGCGTGACTTCCTGTCCCCACCCGAAGTGCGTCATTGCTCCAGTCGGCATTACTTCTCACCTTCTTTCTCTTTCTTAGGAGTCTTCTCAACCTTCTCGAAGTCCGGCAGCGAGAGCAGGACTTCCGCGTCTTCTGCGGACACCTCGGTCGGGACATCCCGCTCGAAAGCCTTCGTCACGGCGGGAACCCATGCTGACCCGAGATATCCTCTGTAGACTACTTTGACCATGCCTACCCTCCTTACCTCGACTTCAAGACCATGAACCGAGCGTCCATCTGAGCCATCCTGACGGCTTCACGATTCCTCACTGCTGGTACATATTGTACCCCAACATCTTGGAACGTGACCACCATACCATCCAGACTTACATCCTCGCGCAATGTCGCGACTATCTGGTCTGCGATCCGTATGAGGGATCTGTCGACAGGAGACTCCGAGACCGTGCTGTTGAAACCGTCCCTTGCACTCTTGACAACGTAGATCGCTACGCGAATCAAGTGCTGGTCTTTCGCGGTTGTGTACGTTGACACAACGTCGGTTCCTGGTGCAACGATGATTGCTGGCAAGTCGAAGTCAACGTATGTGATTGGATCTCCGAAAAGCAGCGACCGAATCTCAGGAAAATTCTGCTCCCTGATTACGGCAATGATTTTGTCCAGGAGTTCTTCCATCACAGTCTCCTGAACACTTGCGCGTCAAAGGTAGTGGCAAACATCTCGTCTATCCTCTCGAGGTCTTCGTCTAGCAGATTGAGGACTGGACGCATCGGCATCTTCACAGTACCGAACTCATGCCATAGATGCTTCGAGTCTTCGAAGTCTGGGTTATGGATGATGATTGCATTCTCTCCATAATCATCAACCGCCCATGCCGCTCGATACTCTCCAGTCAATTGCAGATCCGGAGTCGTATCACCGCCCTTCTCCCGATCTGCGTATGGCTGAGTCAGACGAACGAATCCTCCTACCTCACCGCCAGCAGTGTCGTAGTTACGCTCGATCTTGTCTATGAAGTATTCTCCCATATCACCAAGGAGGTCGCTCCACATACCACTGCCGCCAAGGATCGCAGAAACGCTCATCACCTGAGCAGAGTACGAGGAGAACTGCCCCGCACCCTCAAGTGTCAGTGTCTCGAATAGTCCCACTACAAATGCTCCAGGTCGTCGATCTGGTCGTCAGAGACTGTTATCGTTGGATCCCATCTCCACGGACTGGAGTCTGAGTACCGAGTGAGGACACCTTCGGAGTCTGCATAGAACTGGTCGTTCTCGAAGAGCCTGTCACGAGACCCGTAGGTGGTTTCCTCGATCCAAGCATCAACCTCAACGATGATTGGAATCTCAGTACCCGTCGTATCAACCAGAGTGATAACGCCGCACATGACTTCTTCGAGAAGGGCGTAAGCCACCCTTCGAAGTCTGTCAGGCGGGAACACCGTTGTTGACGGAGTGTTGGCACCCATCTCGTTGTATGCTTGGTCTCCGAGATTCGCAGCCGCCAGCATAGCGACGATACGACTGATGAGTGGTGAATCCTCAAGATCCGCCTTCGCGTACATACCGATGAGTTTGCCATAGACCTCGGCTTCAACTTCATCACGCGCAATCGTTATCTCAGCACTGGAGAGGTTGTGTCCCCAATAGTCAGCAGTGACCGCAGCCCCTCCAGCAGGAGCAGCGGAGAGAACAACAGCGTTCTCTGCAATGCTGTTGATACCGACCGACACTCCGTTGACCTTGACGGTGATTTCAGAGGTCTGTGGAGCGTCATTGGTGGGACTGACAAAGCATGCGAACTGATGCGGGGCGAAGACGACATTAGAGCCGTTGCCAGTTCCGAGAGCGTCACCGACAACTCTCTTCGGTCGGAACCCGCTGAGTGCCCTAATTCGTGCAAGTGTCGTCAGTGCCATTACTCCGTCACCCCATTACCATCATCATCGATGGTGAGGACTTGCGTGATAGTCACACCAGTCTTCGTGATTGTCAGTGTGTAAGTTCCAGGATCGAGTCGGAACGCTCCGTAGCCGTCGCTTGCAATGCACTGACCGTTGGCGTCTGTCGTCGCTGGACCGTATGTCGTGCCCCCTCCAGTAATGACGCTGACCGACGCACCACTGACAGGAACTCCTGCGTCCTCGACCAATGGAGTCCACGGCCAGTATCCATCACCGTACAGGGCTGGAGTCGTCGGAGGAAGTTCGGTGTCCTCAAGCAGGTCTGCCGTCTCGGTCTCGATGTTGTCACTCACGTCCACCGAGATGTAGCCAACCGTCGGGAATGTCTGGTAAGCAGATCCAGGCCATTCAACGACAATGACGGCTTCCATTCCCTCACCGACGATGAATGTGTCTCCCTCTGCCCAAGAGTAATACACGATACCACTTGTGCGAGTCAAGTCAAATGTCATCGCGCCGATAACATGGGCTCTCTGTCCAGGGCGACGCATCCGAAACTGAGCCGACAGAGCAGTGGTCAGATCCACAGGATCCAACGCCGGATCCAAAAGAGTCGCCGTGAATGACGGCTCTGTGTCGTGTTGCTTGATGGTGAAATCCGCCATGCGTAACGCCTCCTAATCCACAAGGACAGTATATGGGCTACTCACAGTTACGGCAACCGAACTATTCCCGTCTGATGGTGTCGCTATCCACAGCCCGTTCACGCATGTAACCGTATATAGACTCGGGAGAACCGAAACTGTACCGTGGTCTGTTGGGAGTATGATAGCGACAGTGAGTATGCCGTCGAAGGCAGATTGTCCTGCAATCAAACCAGAGAGTGATGCTGGCACTGATAGAATGCCTGTGAGAGTTGCTTGTGACGGAACTATACCGACAAGCGACAGCCTCGACAGCATTGCTCCTGTCATTGAGCCAGTGCCAGCAATCACTCCCGAAATTAGAGAGGCAAGATGAATGGTGCCTGTCAGACCACCAGTGCCAGCAGATACACCAGAGATCTTGTTATTGAGTACCAGAGTTGCTGTTAGAGAACCAGTACCAGACAGAGTTCCGGCAATAGCACCGCTGCCAAGAAGCGATCCAGTGAATCCACCGACACCAGCAATGATGCCAGAGAGTTTACTATTCTGCTTTAGAACCCCCGCAAGTATTCCAACTCCAGCCGCAGTTCCCGTTAGAGGACTGTTGCTCTTTGCAGAACCAGTCAGTGTCCCAGTTCCAGAGATAACACCAGCAAGAGATGCGGGATTGGTCAGGGCACCTGAGAATGTACCAACTCCTGCACAGGTTCCAGATATGCCTCCACCGCCGAGGAGGTTGCCAGTCATATCTCCAATACCAGCAATGGATCCAAGGAGTTTGCCGTCTTGCTTTAGGGCTCCTGCGAGTGTACCAGTTCCAGCGACGGAACCTGATAGTGGACTATTGGTCGTGGCAGCAGCGGTCAGAGAACCAACGCCTGCTATCGTACCAGCGAGCCACCACTGAGCCTCGGTCATTGTCAGAGAGCCAGTGAGGGAACCCGTTCCAGCACAGACACCTACGAGAGGAGAGTTCGACTTTAGGATTCCAGTAAGAGAACCAGTGCCAGCAGTGGCTCCAGCCAATTTACGATCTACTGTGGCGGCACCTGCCAGCGTACCAGTGCCAGCGATAGTGCCAGCCAGTGAATGACCATACAGAATATTCGACTCTGTGTAATCAGACGTTCCCTCTCCGTCTATTACAGTCGCTACTCGATATTGCAGAGATGCGTATGACGCTGGAGGATTCAGGTCTATGTATTCGACACCAGCAGGTGGAACATAGAGGATTCCGTCGAATCCAGCAGTGCCAGCAAGCGTGCCAGCAAGCGAAGTATTGACAGACGCTACGGCTGACAGGGTGCCTACTCCCGCACACGTTCCAGAAAGAGGACTGTTCGTCGTAGCGGCAGCGGTAAGAGTTCCTGTGCCAGCCGCAGTACCAGAGAGTTTACTGTTCTGCTTGACCGCACCAGTGAGAGAGCCAGTACCAGCAATCGTACCCGCAAGTTTGCTATTCTGCTTTAGAACTCCAGTGATGGAACCCGTACCAGCAATCGTACCCGCAAGAGGCTTGGTCACGGCAAGAATACCAGTCAGAGTTCCTGTACCAGCAAAGGATCCAGAGATCGGAATTCTGATTCCAAGAGTCGCTGATAGGGTTCCAGTACCAGCACATGTGCCAGCGATTTGAGTGTTCTGTTTGATTGTGCCAGTCAGAGAACCAGTACCAGCAAGAGTTCCAGCAAGTGACCAGTTCGCATGCGTATCTGTTAGCGAACCATTGAGCGAACCAGTACCAGCAATCGTTCCTGCAAGAACATGATTCGTCGCCGTCGTGTAGTAGACGGTAAACTGTGCGCCGTCCACATAGACGTCGGTATTGTTGGACGTCGCTAATACAGAGACCTGAAAACCGAATGTACTGCTATTGATATCGGTTACATTAGCCCCAGACCAGCCAAACATATCTCCGTCGCCACCGACGGCGGTAAGATCGCCTTCTGTAAAAGAAGGGAAGGTGATACCGACATTAGTTTTCGCAGTTCCTACAACAGAACCATTCAGGACAAGAGCGGCGTATTGAAGGTCTGCACCACCAGCATCGAAGTATCCCTGGAGTTGAATCATAAATCCAGTGATTGTTGCTCCAGTAGGGATTGAGAACGAAGCGTTCGTGAACCTCAAGAGATAGGAATAGTCGCCCGTGTCGTATGTTGCAGCCGTGATTGAGGCGCGATTGTCGTCTAGAGTTGCCGCATTCCCAGGACTCGTCCAGTCATTCGCATTATATGGAGAGGAGCCAACGGAGGTTACACTGAATGATACTCGTCCCTGTCCAGGCATTAGACGACCACCTCGTCATAAGGCACCCAAGAGCCGCCGTCAACGCGACGCTCAATCAGGTAGGAGGTCGCCCCATCAACTGGATCCCACGTTATCAGCCTGTCGTCTCCATAGAGCGAAAGCACTACGTTGGTTGGGGGATCTACAGTTGTCGGAACGTACAGGTTGCCGCTGAACGAACCGAGTCCAGCAATGGCACCTGATAGGGCAGAATTGATAGCGAGCAGGGCATTACCAGCACCCGTGCCAGCCATCGTAGCGACAAGTGGTGCATTGACACCGACTGAGCCTGCAATCGTACATGCTCCAGCAATTCCACCCGCAAGAGTGTATTGCCGTCTGAGGTCGCCAGCAAAGGAGCATTGGGCAATCAGACTACCACCTAGAGGGGAGTTGACCGTTGCCGCTCCATTGATAGTCCCTATCCCTGCGACAGTACCCTGCAACGGATGGTCAACCGAACCCATCGTGATAACGGTGCCCTCGTTGGTGTACGCCTGTAGATATATGCTGTCCGTGTTTACGGAGTCCTGCGCTATCTGGAGAGCATTGTTCGCATTGGCACCAAGACCGATGACCGTATTGCTGAACGAAGACGCGCCGTTATCTGCTGCATCGTTCGAGTTAGTACGAATCGTTAGTTGAGCGTTGGTGTACTGATGCTTCCGGAGGAACATTCCAGTCGCACCTGACGGTGGAGTGGGAATGTCCGTCGGAGTGGTCTCGGTCAGCGTCCAACCAGTCTCCGTTACTGGCACGATGACACCATGCAGGAAGTAAGCGATCGGGCGCATATCTATCGCATAGTTTGCATTGCGATATGCGTCGAACTGTTTGCTGCTGTTGAGTGGAACGACCCAATACCCACCCTGATAGAAGGACGAGACGTTCGCCCATGAAGAACCAGTCGGTCTTACGTTGAACGAAACTGCTGAGGTTCCTCCGAGATTCATCACTGCATAGATACCAGCGATTGCACCAGTTGGTGCGGAAGAGTCCGTCAGAGTTACCCATCCAGCAGTACCAGCAGCAGTTCCGACATCACTGACGCTGTTTATATCGGTCCACGTCACATCACCCTCGCTCGTGGTGTAACCGACAACAGCGTATCTGTCGTTATTTGCTCCAGTGGTCGTGTAGCAGTAAACATCCACGCTACGACTGGCACTGAGTTTCGATGCGACCATGTGCATCGCATGGGAGTACATTCTGTCGAAGTTACCACCACTCATCCATGATGGGTCAGAAACACCAGTCGCCTTAGCACCGTAGCGATAGTGGTTACTGCTCTCACAGTGGAATCGAAGAATGACACCCGTGGCATCTGAGGGAAGCAGACTGGACAGGTCGAAGGAGTACCAGCCAGAGGCTTCTCCTCCGGTCTTCTGCAGAACCGTGTAGGCAGGAGCCAGCCACTTTATCGCTGGACGGTTCAGGTTGCCAGTGAGGGTCGAGGTTCCTGCAATGGTTCCGGAAAGAACGTGATTCGTTCCTCCACCGCTAAGTGTGAGTTCTACCCATCCCGGATTAGTTGTTCCGTTGCCACCATTGGTAAGGTCGCTACCAGTTGTGCCAGTCTGGTAAACCGCAGTCGCGCTGTAATCGGTGTCTGAGTTATTTCCACCGAATTCTACGACTAGACAGTCACCAGCAAGAGCCGATACATTGCTCCAACTGTTGAGTGTACTAAAGTCTACACCGGATGTAGTGGAACCTCCTCCGACATTTGCATCCGTACGGTTTACCATCGGCATTACACCGTCGCGTCGATTCGACGGATCGGTGCCGACAGCCACATAGCCGATTAGACGAGGATCGCCGTATATACCGTCACCACCCGACTGATACGTTCCAGCACAGGCGGTCAATCCGGTAAGAGCAGCCCCTTGCACGAACGGAAGAGATGCGGTAAGGATAATCGCTTCTGTTGTGTCGTCGTATACCGACTCAGTGATGCTCGATAGTGTTCCTGATTTCGGACCGAGCATGCGGTTGATTACGGTAGTCTCGTTCCAGCCGCTCCAGTATGCCGTTCCGGAACTGAGAACAGGGTTCACTCCCGATTGAATGTTCAATCGAATGCTAGACGGAGTACCAGAGAGTACAACTCCATCTATCCATGAGTCTGAGCGATTACCCCATTCCTCGGTAGACGTCCACTCGTCCGTGATGTAGCCGAGAGCCATACGACGGCTGAATGTCCAGTCGGTAGACCCATCACCAATGCTCGTTGCCACGAGTGGACCGGAGTAAGCAATTGTCGAACTACCCGTAGTGCCAGCCATGTAATTGTTTACGATTTTCAGGACAGAGCCGCCGTTAGGTACGGACGTTTGAGCCACATTCGCCCATGTGTCTGTGTAGGTCGCAGTACCAGAACTGCTATCCCACACCCTCTCGGCTACACTGGTGCCAAGAGCGGTCTCCGTACTTCCAGTTACGAGGTAGACATTCGACTTGACCTGCTGATACCCGTTCCCGGAATCCTCCCCAACAGCACCGAAAGACATGTCGCTTGAACCGCTAATCGGTGATAGATGCTGCCCCCCACCAGTGACCGTACATCTGAGATAAATCTTCGTCACGGCTGGTCAGCAAATCTGTTCTGGAGTGAAGGATAGGCGGCATAGAGCGCGTCGCGTTTGGCGATCGTGTCGATCTCAACAACGAACTGCCCACCACCAGCGACCGCGTTCACACGATCTATTACCGCCTGTGGTATCGGCTCCTCGGTTCGTACTAGGCATATCTCGGGAATAGCGTTGTCCTCCTCATACGCATATCCCGCTTCGACAGGGCACCCGACCTCAAGACCACCGTAGGTCACATTGCGAGTTTGTCCGCTCTGGTTATGCCTGACCGTCCAGGTCTCGGTGGTGTCGATGAACAGCATCGGATAGGTGCCGCCCGTGACCTCTTTGATTTTCGTTCCACTCGCAGGAGGCGTCACTGTAATGACATCGCAGGCATACCAGTAAGCCATTTAGTCTTCCCTCCTCGGAACTTCTTTAGCGGCTGCGAGACATAGCGACCATACGAACAGTATGGTCGCCAGCCACGCAATCGCTGCCAGCACCCACCACATCGTCTACCCCTTGGGAGGAGGGACTGTCGGATCCGTCGGCGGTTTCTGCGGAGGCAGATCCGGAGTCGGCGGATCCGACAGCGGCGGCTGCTCGGGCTTCGGCTTCTTCTTGAGCCAACCGAACATCACCATCACCCCTAGTCCAACGTGATATCGAGATCGCCGATCGCGAACGTTGCCGTGTCGCCAGCACCAACGGTCTTGCTCGCGCTGAGTGCGCCACCACCGTAGAACGTGCCAACGGTCACGGCAGACCAGACACCGAAGTGCGTGACGGTCGTCCACGCTGAACCACCGCTGTTCGTGAATTGGAGTTGCGCGTCGTTCGAGATCGCGCCAGTGGTCGAAGTGGAGAAGCCGTTGGTGACGGCAGGACGAGCATAACCCGTCGCGCCAGTCAGTTCGCTTGCACCCGTGTCGCCAGGATCGGCTGTGTGAAGAGAGACGTACCACGCCGTCGGCCTCGTTGGGGCAGCATCATTCGTGAAGTACCAGTTTAGCATGTCGTTCTCTGCTTGGTTGCTGAGACTCATGTTTCCCTCCTTCTCATCTCAGACCCTACATGCACAGTGTACGCGGACAGTTCCATTTCGTGCAATGGAACTACTCCGTTTCGAGATCTGGTTCGACCTCTTCGACGACTTCCTCTTCCATGACAACGACGCTCTCGTCGCCAGCGTCTGCACGCTTCGCCGCTGAGAGAGCCGCCTTCTTGTCGAGACGCCTGCACATGAGCAGACCATCACGACCGATGCGCTTCTCGTCAGCAGCCTTGAGGAGATCCTCGGGAGGGTCGATGATAACGTCGCCTGCATTGTAGACCTGCCCCTGAACGATAAGGGCATCAAGCAGGATCTCGACCGCCTTGACCTCTGCCATTTCCATACCTCCTTCTTCGGGGTCATCTGAGGGGGAGGCGTGAGCCGCCTCCCCCTCCGAGCATCTGCTACGACGCTACCGTCGCGTAGATGTGCCAGTCGGTGTGGTACATGACAGGCAGACCGTAGATTCCACCGAGAACCTCGACGGAGATCGGGTCGTCGTCCAACTTCCAGATCGGACGGGCGAACTTGCCAGCCTGCGGCGTCTGACCGCCGTGGTGCATGTTCGTGGTGGAGAGGAACTCACACCACTTCTCGGGAGTGCTTGCGGGGAGAACAAGAACCTTCTTGTCCGCGAGGAACGGAGTGAAGGCTGCACTGTCGTTGACGTAGCCCGAGTCGTTGATCTCGATCGGGAGACCACCGAGAGCCTCACCGACAGCACCCATCGGGACGAGACCGCCGCTGCGGACGAGATCGTAGCCGAACTGGTACTGGATGAGGTTGCGGATCTTCGTCATCGCGGGAAGGTAGTTGTAGGTAAACTGGTTCATCACGAGTTTACCCGCCTTGACGGGGGTGCCACGGAAGAGGAACTTCCATGCGCCCACGTCGGAGACCGCGTCGGCGTTGGTTGCGTCAGACCACAGGGTCGAGACCGTCGGCTTGTTGCCAGACGGAACCTCGTAGTCGACCGCCTGAGTCTTGGTGTCGGGGTAGGTGATGGTGATTGTCCCCGTCAGCATCTGCCAGCGCAGATACTCGAGCCGAGTCTCGATCCGAACGTTGAGATCTCCCATGCGGTCGGCAATCATCTGATTGCCATAAGCCGTGTCCCAAGTTCCGGGAGTGCGGAGGTACATGAGGTCAGTCTCGTCAAAGACGAACTTCTCCCTCCACTGCACGGTCTTGAACGACTTGTGACCGACTCCGGGATGCGCCTTGATGGGCGACGGAGCGTTCGGGTAGACCGCAGGGGTCATACCCTGGACACCAGTCACGATGTCCCACTCGATCGTGTCAGTGCCAGGACGGGCACCAACAATCGGACACCACGGAGCACCCGTGAACACTGACGTATCGGTCTTGAACTCCC